ATTTCGGGTCGCGGAGTTTGTGAGCCAGCCTGTGAGCCTCAGCCTTGTTCAAAGGCTGCTCTCCGAGGTGGGTTTTGCTCCAAGCGCGGCGTCCGTCGAACACGTCAACGGCCCAACCTTGCTTGTCATCTCGCGGTCTTACGTGGATGCAGAGTTTCATGGCTCGTTAAATTCTCCGGTTGTTAACTTCGCGGATTCAAACGAATCCCTTCGCTTTATTCGTTTGCTCACGCGCCCTCCAAACCATCTTGATACCCTCGGTTTGAGAACAAGCCGTCATCGTCGAAGTCTTCCGTCATGTCCGGTCACCGAAGGCAACCCGCCCGCCCTTGACGGACAGCGAAACGCGCCCGGCGAGGGCGTGAACCACATACTCGCATTCAACGGCTAGCATTCTGACGGCGGCAATCTTGTCGTCGCGGTCCTCGCCTTTGAGAGCGTTTTCCCAACCGACGCCAAACAACAAATCAGCAGGGCTTGATTCACGCTGCATAACGCACCTCCGGTGCACGCGGGAGCGCTTCGGTTCGGGCGACCCATTCCGATCGGCGGTTCTCCAGCGCGACACGCTGGTTAGGCGTGGGGTTCTCGATAACCGAGAGCGACTCAATGTCTGCCGAGATCTCCGGAAGCGCGCGGTGGTAGGTGATATCCGCGTTATCCCATGGGCCGGCATAGAGAGGCATTGTCCACACGCACACGCGACCCTTGGCAGTAGCGCGCTCAAAGGCGGCCGTTGTGGATGCCGCGTCGTCATTGTCGAAGAACTCGATCGCGACAAGCTGGCCGTCGCCATCGAATGCTTTGAAGTAGTTGCTATTCATCGCGACACCTCGTCACGAATGGCCGTCAGTCCCTCGACAATCTCAGTTGCTTGGGTCCACGACTTTTCCCAAAGCTCCGGGTTGCTATTCTTGAGACTCGCGAAGTCAGACCCGACAAGCGCGTAGGCCTTGACTGCGTCGTGCTCAAGAAAGAGCTTCTTCGCGACGCGCGGCACGGCTGCGACCTCGAACACAACCGAGTCGAATTGCGGCGCCGGCGAGGGCATAGTGTCGCCCGGGCGAACGGTCGGGTGCTCGTTGTCGTAGGTGGTGTCAATGGCTTCCATGTGTTTTCTCCTTGCGAATTAGGTGCGCGCATGACACGTTTTACCGGTCCAGAGTGAAACGCGTCCTGCTCACATCAACAATTATAAAAACGGTAAAACGCTCCGTCAATGGTACAGAGTTTATTCCGTCAAGTTGAGTGTGCGCATCTGCATAGAGGTGCGACATGGCCACGAATAGAACGCCTGATCTTGACAATACGTTCCGTTGACGTCACGTTCTCGGCATGCAGCACATGCCGCTGTCCGTGGTCGTTGGGGGCGTAACCTACACCGCGCACTTCTATCCGTCCGGTTCGGTCAGGATTCATTGGCCGGGTCGGGTGATCATAGGTGCGAGACGGACCGCCATCGCGCGATTGCCCCTTGAGGTGCAGTTAGCGCTGAGCGTCGAGGCACACCGCTGCATAGGAGGAGTGCCATGAGTCAGTTCAAGAAAGCGACGAGGCAGCAACGCAAGTTGCGAATGGCCATTGTTGGGCCGAGCGGTAGCGGCAAGACGTTCACCGCGTTGACCATTGCGAAGTCCCTGGGCGACAAGATCGGCCTGATTGACACGGAGCGGTCAAGCGCGGGGCTGTACGCGGTAGAAGTTGCCGACTTCTATGACGTGTGCCTCGAATCATTCGAGCCGCGTAAGTATATCGAGGCGATCGCGGATGCAAAACAAGAGGGCTTCCCCGTCCTAATCATCGATTCGCTCTCGCATGCTTGGGCGGGCAAGGGTGGCTTGCTTGATCAAAGCAACGCCCGAGGTGGCAAGTTCGACGCATGGCGCCATCTCACGCCGCAGCACAATGATCTGGTTGACGCGATTCTCGCCTATCCCGGTCACGTGATCGTGACGATGCGAACGAAGACGGACTACGTCGTCGAGAAAGACGACAAGGGAAAAAACACGGTCAAAAAGGTGGGTCTCGCTCCCGTGCAGAAGGACGGCATGGAATACGAGATGGACGTCGTCGGGTACATGGACACCGACAACACGCTAACGATCGACAAGAGCCGTTGCTCTGCGTTGAGCGGTGCCGTGATTCGCAAGCCGGGGGCACCTTTGGCGCAAACCCTCGTGCAGTGGCTCAACTCGGGCGCATCCCCTACGGCAGCGCCCGCAGCACCGCCCCCGGCGTTGGTGGCAAACAACCCGTTTGCACAACGCATTGCCGCAGCGTCGACACGCGACGAACTGAAGGCAATGGTGGACGAGATCAAGAGCGCGAAGACGGCGGGCGAGATCGGCAAAGAGACCGACGAACTATTCATGCGTCGGTGGAAGGAGTTGGCGACATGAACCAAGACACGAGGAAGCTAGTCGAACTCGTCCTGGAAGTGTTGCCACCTCGAGATTCAACGCGAATCCTAATAAACCTGGTTCAGCACTTGTTTGTGGACATTGACGGTCTAAAAGCTCGCCTAAGCGAGCTGGAATGTCGGAAGAAGTAATGCTCTCCGCGAGCAATGCCGATCGCGTCGTGGCGTGCCCAGCGTCCGACGCGCTTCCCCAGATTCGCGAAACCAACGAAGCGGCGCAACGTGGCAACGCTATCCACGAATTCTTGCAAGCCGTGTGCATGCACCCGGACAAGCGAGCCGAACACCTCGCGAAGGTCCCCGACGAGCACCGTCCGATCTGCGAAACACTCGACGTTGCGGAAGCCGTTCGCGGCCTAAGCATTGTCGGCGTCGAGATGGCGTATGCGCTCGACGTCAAGGCGCACACGGTCCGCTTCGTGGGGTCCAACATTGGCAGGAACTACGGTCCTCTAGGTCCGTATGAGATCCCTTGCACCCTCGACGTGGAAGCAACTCGAGACGGCGAACCGGTCGAGCTCGATTGGAAGACCGGTCAAGACATGGGGGACGTCGAGAACCTTTGGCAACGGCGCATTTGCGCCACTGTTCTTCTCTTCAAGTATGACGCAGTGCAAGCCCACTCGCGCAACGTCTACGTGCGAGACGGGTATACGTACCCCAGCGACTACACGTTCTCAATAACCGAGGCGCTTGGCTATTGCGACGAATTGGCCACGGCTATTCGAAGACGAAACGCCGCGGCTTCACTCGTCGAACAAGGCCGAGTGCCGGACGTGTACCCGAACACCGAGAAACAGTGCCGCTACTGTCCAGCGCGGGACACATGCCCGGCAACAACGGCGCTCATTCGTTCGTTTGCGCAGACACTGGCACCGACCGGGCTAGCGGACGCCGACACGGTACTCGCGCGACTCGACGTAATGAGCGAGGAAGAACAAGGGCACGCGCTGGGGATTGTGAAGGAAGTAGTCAGGTTAGGGGAGTTGGCCAAGAAGCGGTTGACGGAGCGAGCGAAAGTTACGGCACTCCCGGCTGGGGATGGTTACGAGTGGCGCGGGGTTGAGAAGGTCCGGGAATACTTCGACGCGGACGCGGCTCGTGGGCTCCTAATTCGGTTAGGTGCGGGACCGGAACAGCTAGTCAAGTTGAATAAGAAAACGCACTATAAGGAAGTGAGGAAGGTAAAGATATGAGTCTCAACAAGGTTATGTTGATCGGAAGGCTTGGACAGGATGCGGAGCTAAAGACCACTCCGAATGGTGCGTCATACTTGGTCTTTAGCCTCGCCACGTCGGAGACGTGGAAGGACAAGGCGACAGGCGAGAAGAAGGAAAAGACCGAGTGGCACCGGTGCAAGCTCTGGGGAGACCGCGCCAAGTCGCTTGCTCAGTACATGGTCAAGGGTAAAGAGTTCTTCGTCGAAGGCTCTCTTGAGACAACGTCTTTCGAAAAGGACGGGGTCAAGAAATTCGTCACCGACGTGAAGGTGTCCGACGTGCGCTTCGTTGGCAGCAAAGACAGCAACGGACCTTCGGTTGCAAAGACTTCAACGGCAACGGCACCGCAACTCGCAGCTACAGGCACTGACGACGGGTATCCGGACACTTGGGACGGTCCGGGACTCGGATAAGAGTCCGCTCCTCCTCCACCAGGACCGCGAACGCCGGTGGCCTAGGCGTGACAGCCCGGAGAGACGGGCCCTATTCACACCATGGGTTTTTTAGTTTTCGACATTGAAACTGTCCTGGATCCGGCGCTTCCCTACACCCCAAAGAAGCCAGACGAGTTCCCACCCCCACCGTTCCACATGCCCGTCACGATCGGTGCCATGTCGTTCAAAGACGACTACACGCCCGAACAGATTGGCGTGGTCCCCGGGGTCGACGAACGCGAGCGCCTTGCCCGCTTCGTGCACCTCACCAAGGGGCGAACACTTGTTTCGTGGAACGGTCGCTCTTTCGACTGCCCGGTGGTCGCGTCCCGGGCGCTTCGACACGGTATCAACATGTCGCGTTGGTACGGCAGTCGAGACACGCGCTACCGGTTTTCAGACGCGGGACACTTCGACGTAAAGGACTATCTCGGCGACTTCGGCGCTAGCCGTTTCGCTGGCTTAGACACGTGCGCGAAGCTCGTCGGCTTCCCCGGTAAAGTCGGAGTGGACGGGAGCCAAGTGGGTGAGATGGTCGCCGCTGGCCGTCAATCCGAGGTTGACGCTTATTGTCTTTGCGACGTCGTGCAAACGGCGGCGTTGTTTCTGCGTGTGCAATGGATGCGGGGCCTAGTTCCGAACTGGTCTGAAGTCGCAACCGCATTCTTTGAATGTATTGACAGAGAAACGCGGGTTTCGCCAGTCGCAAAAGTGGTGAACCGGGAGGAGTTTTACCGTGTCGGATAAGTTTAGCATTGCAGACCTATCAATCTTCAATCCGCTATATGGCGCGAAACCCCGTTTCGAGACCGCAGAGGAGAAGACCCGACGCGAAGTGTCAGAGTTGCGGGCCCTTGTCGAAGCACAACAGAACTACATAGACAGCCTATCCAAGGAGTCTATGCACCTCGGCGTCGTGCTCGCGTGCGAGGGTTCGCGGTGCATTGTCAAAACGGGCGTGTCCACCATTGACGTGACTACGCCGACGAAGTTCGCCGTGGAAGCCGGTGACGTCGTGTCGCTCCTCCCGAAGTATCAGCAGATCTATGCGCTGTCCGCGCACGACCCGCCGCTCGGAATGACGGCAACTTACAAGCGCGACGTAAACGGGGTTCTCGCTGAAGTCGAGCTGGGTTCGGGAACGAAGCTCGTCTACCGCGGAAAGCAGTCGCCCAAGCCAGGTGACAAGGTCGTGCTTGACCAGAGCAACTCTATTCTTGTTCGGAACCTCGGCCCCGACCAAACCACCATGACGTTTAGCGCTGAAACCGGCGTGACGTGGGATGACATTGGAGGGCAGGCGGAAGCCAAGGCCGCCATGGTCGAGGCGATCGAAGGGCCGTACCGGCACCGCGAGGCCTATGCGAAGTTCGGCAAGCGCCCGAGCAAGGGTGTGTTGCTTCACGGTCCGCCTGGCAACGGCAAGACCATGCTCGGCAAGGCCGCCGCAAGCGCCATCGCCGCCATGCACGGCAAGGAAGCGGCCCGAACGGGCTTCATCTATGTGAAGGGACCCGAGCTTCTCAGTAAGTGGGTCGGCAACTCGGAAGAGAACGTCCGGACCATCTTTGACAGCGCGCGTGAGCACAAGGCGCGACACGGATACCCGGCCGTGGTGTTCATTGACGAGGCGGAAGCCATCCTAACCAAGCGCGGCACGCGTTTCAGCGGCATGGAGGCAACCGTAGTTCCCGCATTCCTCGCCGAGATGGACGGCCTCGAGGACAGCGGCGCCGTCGTGCTACTGGCGACGAACCGCCCGGACAGCCTAGACCCGGCGGTCATTCGCGAGGGTCGCATTGACTACAAGGTGCAAGTGGGCCGCCCTGACAAGCGAGCCGCTCGCGAAGTGCTCTTGCGACACATGCACGGTAAGCCGTTCGAGGACGTGGACTCCGCGCTCTTCGTAACGCTGGACTACCTCTACAGCGACAAGCCGGCGCTGTACCGCGTCGACACCAAGAGCAACGTCCCGCACTTCTTCTGCCTAAAGCACATCGTGAGCGGCGCAATGCTCGCCAACCTCGTCGACCAAGCGGCGCTTTTCGCCATGCGCCGGGAGATTGAAACGGGCGTGTCGGGCGCCATTACGGCCGACGACATGAAGCAAGCCGTCGATCACACCGTAAAGCAGCAAGACGGGATCACCCACTATCAAGAACTCTACGACTTCCTTTTGACGCTTACAGAGCCAACCAACATAGAGCGGCTGACGCCAGGTCAGCAAGTCACGGTGGACCATGTCAGAGCGGCAAAAGCAGTTCCCAGTTCCGTCAATTGACAGCGACTCGGAAGAGGAAGTCACCATAGAACCGCGGGCCGTGCCTCCGACTATACGGAAGCCGGCTCGAGAGAAGGTGCTCGTGTGCGGGATATGCCATGACGAGAATTGCCCATACTCGTTGAGGTTTTACGATGTATGAAATTCATACGATTGACTCGATAGAGCCGAAACGCCGTGTTCTGATCTTGGACACGGCGTTGCACGTTGCGCGGCAGCTCTCCCGCGAAGCCTCGGAAGTGCTCTCCGTTGTGCGGGTGGATAAGGCCCGCCGTATTCGTGCCTTTGCGGATAAAGGGGTGGTGTTCTGGGCTGTTAGGTGTCGATCGTGCAACGCCAACCCGGAATCGATGGCCTATTGTCTCGAGTGCACCGGGACCGGGTACACGCGTGGGGACACCCTAACTCCGTAGTCTGCGAGGCTCTCGCACCTATCCCAGCGCCATATCTTGCACTGTAACTACAGTGCTCTCATATTGAATCTTGAGGAGGGCGCAATGAACAAGAACGAAGTGTCTCTGAACTACCAAGTAGGGGCCGATGGGCGAATCGAGTCACCTGGCAAGTTCGAAGGTATGCCGTGGTGGACGGTGTCTCTCTGGGAGGCGTCGCTGCATGGGATGTGCGAGGAGTTCTATGACGTCGCTGGGAACGTATACATCGACGTAACTCTGACCGACGCAGACCGGGATACATTCGACACCAACGCCGCGCGCGTCATTCTCTGGGAGGACCACGTGGGGTTCGTACATTACGCGGCGGACATCCCGAACAAGTGCAGCCAGGCTACTCGCCTTTTCAAGGAGGTGGCGTCGTGAACGACCAGGCCTACTTGCTCCGAGAATGGGAGATTTTTCTCCGCGATATGGCCCGGGCGGACCGTGGGAGCGCCAAAGACAAGCGCGCCGCCATGAAGTTGTTCGCCGAACACGCTGCCGACGACCCCGAGTTGGTGGCGGAGAGAATCAGCTGGTTGTTGGCGGGTCACTACGGAAAGGGGGCATACGACAGAGCTTGTGAGCTCGTCGGGTCGCGATTCGTCAAACCGACGACACATCTGATCGCGCTTATTGCCACTTTGGAGTGGATGGTGCCGCAATCGCGCGTGAACGAAGCGATAAAGGAGCTCACCCACGAACAATTGAAGCGTCTTCACGACGCGGTGGAATTGGCAGTCTTTCAATCCGAGGAGTGCTCATGAGCATCGACCAGTCGTGCATGCCTGTACAATCGTTCGATCCGTCCTATGACCGCATTTGGAACGACCGCGTTCTACAGGAGCTCGTAGCGCGTTCGGATTGGAACGCCGTGATCGACCACTGTAACGAGATCGGCACCAACTATTTCGACTATGGCCGCATGTGGTCGTTGGCCATGACCGCGGAGTTTGGGCCTTGCGGGTTGCACCCGAGCCGAACGACGAACGGACGCCCCGACCCTGCGAAGTGCGACGACGTGCCGCGGGTCTTCGAGGCGATGGACGACGCGGCACGGGCTATTCGGAAGACGATGGGGGTGGGAGCATGAATGCACAACGGGTTCCAGAATCGGCACCGCGGAACACTGTCGCAATGAACGCGTCGCTCGGTGGCGTTGCCATCAGATCGGTGGTGCGCGCGATAAGTGCAGACGAGACACACAAACAACTAAATAGCCTACTGATGGAAGTGGGCCCGGCGCGTGTCACACTCGTGGGAACCAACGGTCATTGGTTAGCCAAGTCGGATGTGCTGCATAACACCGATAGCGGTGCCGGCTGGAGCATGCTCGTACGTCTAAAGGACGTGGAAGCGATAATTACAATGCTACGAGCCGTCGAACGAGGTGTGGAGAAGAATTTACGAGGGCAATGTGTACTACAGTTTGAACGTTCAGGGGATGAATGTTCTGTTTCGGTATGGCTTGGAGAAAAGGAGCTGGGTCGAGTTTTGTATGGGAATGTCGATGCTACATATCCAGACTATCGTAACGTCATTCCGAAAACCCGAGTGGCGTCCTCGATGCTATGCTTGTCGTCCGCTTATCTGGCCGACATCTGCGCGAGCATCAAAGATATCGTAGGCGCGAAGGGTAAAAACACGACTCTTATAGAGTCGTGTGGAGACGAGTACTCACCCGTGGTGTTCTCGCTGCTAGATAAGTCGCATCGTGTGGATTGGTTGGCCGTTGTGATGCCGGTGCGAAGATGAAAGTCCTCAGTGTCAAGCAGCCATGGGCGGAGCTCATAGCCTCGGGGCGCAAGACTTTGGAAGTGAGGTCGTGGACAACCTCACACCGAGGTCCGCTGCTTATCGCGGCATGCGCGGCCCCCGACGCCGCAAGGTGTGACGCGCTCGGGGTTACGCCGAACCAACTAGGGTGTGCGGTGTGCGTGGTCCAACTGGTCGACATACGGCGGGGAACTAGGGCCGACCGGAAGTCAGCATTCGTAGACCCCACGGGTCAGTTCGTATGGGTTCTAAGCAACCCGAAGCGAGTGTGCGATGTACCGCTTCGGGGGCGGTTGGGTCTTTGGGAGGTGAGCGACCTTGCTCACTGGTCTACATGAGCCCTCGCGCGAGTATCGAGGCCGGCGTTTGCCCCGTGTGCGGAGAGGCGTGCCAGTCGTTTTTTCTAGTCAGAACCCACGCCTACGGAGACGCCGTGTGTTGTGGGGGGTGTGCGATCGAGTTCACAAAGCCGGAGGAGCAAAATGAAGAACTGTCATGGGATTGACCGAAAGCAGACTCTCGCAATGGAGAACCCGGTGGACGATGCGCGCCGCAAGCGCACACGAGCCGACACACCCGCCGCGAAGCATGTCGGACGCTACTGTCTAGTGTCCCCCGACGTGGTGTATCTTGCCCGGGATGGCCGTTGACGAAAAGTGGCGCAGCACTCCGAACTCACTCCGTAAGCGCAAGATGATACAAATCACACTGTCGCCGGAGGCGATAGCGAGGCTTGCGGAGCTGGCCGACAAGTACAAGAAGACGCGGTCAGAGATGGTGGAGATGCTCGTCTTCGGACAATGCGACGAATAGTAGTTGCGTGCGTTACGTGCGGCGGACCCGCTTTGAACGTGGTTTGGCGCGCGTTACAATTGTGCACTGAGTGTTGCGAGCGCTTCACGCGCCAGCAGACTGCAAACGACAACGGGGGGGATCATGAGAACAATAATACTCGCGTGCCTATGCGCGATGGGATGCGTGAAGGCGAACCAGGTTGACGAGAACGAGGCGTTTCGAGCTCAACAGAAGGCGCAATGGGCGAAGGTGGACGCGGAGCGAGAAGCGGACCGGGAGCGCAAACTAGCCGAATGGGAAGAGAAGCGTCGCGCCGAACCGAAGCCGACCCCGAAGCCGACCCCGGCGCCTGAACCCGTGCGGGTGTTTACGAAGGTCGACGACGGGCGGCCAAAGCTGGAGATGACGCCGGAGTGCGTTGCGTTCATGGAGAAGATCCAGGCCGAAGAACGCGAATGGAGCCAAAAGTTGGGCGAGTACTACGCGTGGGAGAAGGACAACTGCGAGTTCCGCGACTTCTCAACGGGGCAAGTCGTCTACACACGCGTTGATAGCCGTGGGCGTGTGTACCAGCAGATCGGCGAGAACGCTGGCAGCGGGTACGATTGTTCTGGAGTGAAGGCGCCGAAGGAGTTAGCGGCCGTCTATGCGGGCAAGAGACCGAGCGTGAGGAACCTTGCTAAGATCGAGGCCTGCGAGAAGGCGGGTCGGAAGTAGTTTGCCAGCACAAACGAAAAAAAGCCCCCGATCCGAAGACCGGGGGCCAAGAGGGCGAGAAGCTAAGCTAAGTGAAGATCTGACCGAACGCGCAAGCTCGGTATTTGATGATGGGGACCGCCTGAAGGTGTGCAGTGCCGTCGGGCTCTATCTGGGCGGTTCCGAAACCGAGGTGCCAATCTCGCTTCGCCTTCACCTCGTGCATGTAGTCGGTCGCGCTTGCGTCTCCGAGCCAGCCGAGCATGGCCGCTACATGCGACTCTCCAAGCACGTTGCCGAAGTAGTGGACGGCAAGTTGATGCGAGTGGCCGATTACAACAGAGTGCTCGAACGCCGCCCCGCTTTTAATGTGCGCAAACTTACCGGCATAACCGACGTCATGCGTTAGGTGGAGCTTACCCAAGCGCGCCGCCTTGCGGTACGGGGTGAACTTCCACCCGCGCTCTTTCAGCGAGAGCATTTGCGGAACGCTGACCGTCTCGAGTAGAGCCGGCGCCTTGTTGATAAGGTACCGGGTGAGGCGGTATTCGTGGTTTCCCTCGACGAATAGCTTTTTCTTGGCGCCGATCTTGTCCAACTGCGTCAAGCGCTTGTTGGCGGCGTTGAGCTCGTCGGAGAGCTGCGAAACGCGCCTCGGGTCCTTGTCGTGAAAGGACACGCTAAAAAGGTCGAGGAAGTCGCCGAGGATGGCGAGCCCGTCGACCTTGCACTCTTTGGCGATGTTCGCCACAAGGTTGAAAGCCCTGCTGTCCTCGAATGGGACATGACAGTCGGGGATAATGATCCAGCGTTCAGCCTTGCGCTTTCTCATTTGAGCGACCCCGGCGTTTTGATGTCGAAGGTCTGCCGAAGCGCGGGGGTAAGGAGGCGAACTAGCTCCTCTTCGAACGCCTCCCACCGCTCGCCGCTGATACCCAGCTGAGAGCGCAACGTGTACTTGATTCCGTACGCGTCGAGGAGCGCATGCAAGTGCTCGTGGACCCAGGTGTCTTTCCTGGCCTCGGGGCCGTCCGAGGCGTTCACCCAGATCTCACACTCGTGCGGCATGGTGACGCCGTACATTCGGCCGGCCAGTTCGGGGTTGTCCTTCTCAGAACCGAGGAAAACCTTGTAGCGAATACCACCTAGAACCGAAACGCCCAATAACTTCTTTGGCACGTTTCATAGTGTATATTCCACTATTCTGTAGTCTACACTTACCGGTGGATGAGCGCCGCGACTGCGCGCAAAGTTAGCTCGCCTGGAATGCCGTCAATGGCGCCGGCGTATAGCCCTAAGTCTTTTAGTGCGGCTTGGCAATCCTTCCAACTGTCGATATGTGCAGTCGGGACACTGCCACCCCGCGCGGCCTCGAGGGCCGCTACCTCGGCGTCGTAGCGGGCTTGGAGCGCCTTTACGGACCGGGCCATGTGCAGTTCCATCTCACCCGCCGTGATAAGACCGTCCTTGTTGGCGTCTAGCCCCGCGTTGGCTTTCCAACCAAGCGCCCACTTTGCGCGGTCGATCAGCACTTCCGCGTCAAAGAAGGGTCCGGCGGCTGTCATAGGCATGAAATTGCACTGGTACAGGTGCGCGCGGCTTTCCCATTTCTCCAACTTCAAGCGGAGGCGCCACTCTTCCCAGAACTTGCAGCCGAACTCGAGTTGCGTGACGGGGTCGGCCATGTTGTAGGGACCGCGTTTCGCCTCGTCGTAGCCAAGGGCTTTGAGCTCTTTGGTTCCGATCTGGGTGAGACCCTGAAACCCCATGCTGTTCTTTGCACGTGGGTTGAAGCCGGCTTCGCTCGCCATCATGGCGAGGACCCATTCACCCCGGAGCTTGCAGGGGCCTTCTAGCTCGGCGAGACGTTTGCTGAATGCGGGACCAAAGGTAGCTACAGGCATGCGAGGGCCTCGTCGACCGCGATAGGTGCGCCGGTCAGGTAAAGGAAGTCAGGCGGCAGATGGGGGTGAATAGACGCCGCGCGGAACGCGCCGTGTGTCGAGTACACGGCGGGCGCGACTTGCCAAGCGTCGGTTTTCCGCGAGATGCAAAACGCCCCCAAAACGGGGGCGTCGTGCGTGCAAACCAAGAACTCAACGTCTAGGGGGAACGCGGCGCCGTAGCTCAGTTTGACCCGAACGACTCGGCGCACCGCGTCATATGACCACACGTTGAGAACATGGCCGGCGGCTCCCTTATGTCTGAGTAGTTTCAAACTTCACCCGGATTGCCTCTTCGACTTCGTCTTGCGCGCTCTTTAGGAGCGGGTGCGCATCCATGAGTCGAACAACTTCGGTTTGCGGGTCTTTCCCGTTGTCGATGAGTAGCCGGACAACGAGGTCCAATAGGTAGACCACGACGTTTTCCCAGTTCAACGGCACACCTCGACGGAGGCGTGCGGGAGCTCGACGCCCGCGGCGTCGACTTGACGAACGAAGGTGCACCAAGCCGCGACGGTCATGTCCACTTTGCGCAACTCGTCCCACGCTTTCCACACACCACTCCAACGTGCTTCCACGTCGGCAATGCATTCGCGTGCGGCCTTCTCCGTGTCATGCATAGAGACGCACACGAGCTCTTCGCGCTTGTACTCGCGTACAAGAAGCGGGAGAGCCTCGTTTGCGGCCTTAGCCATGACGTTTTGCGCCGTTACACACCCCACGAGAGTGAGGGCGAGGAGGAATTTACTCCGCAGCATCTTTGGGCGACGGTGCGAGCCAACCGAGGAAGCCGGCGAGGGGGGCCGACATGAGCGAGGAATCAACCTTGCCCATGGCAACAAGGGTTGCGCAGGTTACGAACACCACGCAGAAACCGACCAAAACCATCCAATTTTTCATGCGTCATCACCGTCCCAACGTTCGAGCACGCGCAAACGTGCTTCGTGGTTCGCCCACCGTTCGAAGGTGGAACGTTCCAAGTCAATCAAGCGTCCAATGTCGGAGCGCATAGACTCCACAAGAGTCTCCGTGCGCTTTTGGTGCGCGCTCTGTCTCCAAAGCACGCTGGCCGCCACAATGGCCAATGCGATCAAGTTTTCCCAATTCATCTCCGTGCAGCTCGCGCCCTCCGCTTCACGTCCTTTTTCCACTCGGGAAAGGACGCACCGAAGACAAGTTCAACCTTGTCCCCCTTTGCTCGAATGAGGTACCCGTTACGCGTCATGGTGTACGGCGCTCGCAGGTAGTCGAGGAAGTCGAAGCGCGCATCCGGGCGAGCAAGAGCGTCGAACCAGGATGGCAACACGAAGTTGGAGACGTGGACGCCGAGAAGCTCGTACGAATCACCCTCGACGGGGTCGCAGAGTTCAACCGCATACTCAAAACCGGTGGGCGCAGCCGCCCATAGGTTGACCGCGGGATCGCCGACAATCTCTAGAACTTCGTGGGATAGGACGGACGAGACCGAATTAGGCCCGGTGATAAGCGTGCCTCCGTTGTCCATGACAGTCTTTGCCATAACGACCCCGAACGGCTGACCGTCGTTCGCTTCGGTGTGGTACCCAAGCGCGTTGACGTGCTCGGAGTCGTCGGTAACGATGAGCGGCGTGGAGCCCTCGGGGACACTACCGTCGGCGCTGTAGGAGACGCGGGGCGGGATAATGCGCCAGAGCGGGCCGACGTGTAGACGGAGTTGCTCGTCTACGGCTTTGCAGATCTTGGCAAGTAGCGGCTCGAGCCCGGGCACCGTCGTGTTTGAGATGACGGTGATCGATGTGACGGGTAGGCGGGTGCTATGCCGGTTTATGACTTCGGCAGCGGAGGAACGACGTGGCTTTAGAAGGGTTGCGAGTGCTGCGCCGATGGCGACTTGAAACGTTTCGCGGCGTCGGATCACTTGGCCATGTACTCCACTTTGATCGCCGCACACGTTGCGACGTAGGCCGTGCCGCTACCGGCGCGCTGAGCGCCGATCGTCACGTTGGCGGTCGACGGGGTCCACCCGACGGTTTGCGTGACAATGATTCCCTTCAGAGGGGTGCATGCGGAGATGGCGGGGAAGCCGCTGGAATACTGCCCGTAGTACGCGCGACAGATACCGAGCCCAAGGGTGGGGATCTCAAGCACCGCCACGTTGTTCGAGGCCGCCATGGTCATGGTCGTGTCCTTGAAGCCGGACGCGTTAGAGCTGGCGTCGTTGAGCCAGTGGCTAATACCCTGACCGGAGACGGTAAACCCACGTTTGAAGCCGTAAGCGCTACCAGAGACGGCGGTCGTGTCGATGGCCGAGATCGAAGAGTCGTAGTTGGCCGTCGCGTTCTGCGAGCTCCAATAGAACGAAACGCGAACACCCCACGAGAGTTCTAGGCCGGAGATGATGCCGCTAAGCGGCGTGGACAAGTAGGGGGCGCTTTTGGTGCCGCCGTTGTAGTCGCTCGTCGACTTCGGCGTGATAACGATGCCCGTGCCGTTGGTGAGCACCATGGCCGAGTTGTCGTTGGTGCTATTGCCCTTTGTCCACGTGAGCGTGTCGATTGTGTAGGTCGTGTCAGTGCTAAGCGTTTGGGTGGCTTGCGCGGTGAAGTCGATCGTGCGCGCGGTCACCCAGTTGAGACGCGTGGCCGAAGTAAGGGGAAAATAAGACATTAGACCAACTTCCACTTGTAAGACGGCGACGTAGCGATACACCGCACCGTGATCGTCGAGTTGTTCACGCTCATGACGTAGGTTTGCGAGCCGTCGATCGTGTTGCCGGTGCCCGCGTCGACCGTGATGTTGTAGGTCGCGCAGTTGCCGCCGTAGTCGCTCACCTCGTAGGTATCGCCGGCCGTTGGGGTTGGGGTGGACGAGCCTGTGGGGAGGTTCACCGCGAAGGCAGCGCTAGCTGTAACAGCGATATGAAAGTCGTCGCTCGTAACGGTCGCCGGGGTCGACGTGACGGTTCTAACCGTTACGCGGAACCCCTTGGTAGTGATGAGTCCAGCGAATGTACCGGAGCCGGTTGTCGATACCGCCTGCGCGCCGAAGTTGGGGCTGATTTTGGTGCCGGCAACTGCGGCTGACGCGTTTACGTCGGCATTCACAAGCGTCGAGGAAGTGAAGTTACCGCTAGAGTCGGAGTGGACGAGCCCGGTTCCAAGCGCGGTGTCGCGCATAGAGCCGCCGGTGATGGACCCAGTTGTGACAACGTTTTGAGAACCGAAGTCGGGGCTAATCTTGGTGCCCGCAATAGCAGCAGCTGCGTTTACGTCGGCATTGACGACGAGCGCCGCAGCCGCGTCCTCGGTACCGCTGGTAACATGACGGAATCCGGTGCCCGTGGGGGTAGAGCCGCCGGACGTTTGGCGAATCTTCGCATTCAGTTGTTTGATCCAACCGAACGTGGCGGAGCTTTCCGTCGTCTCGTTGACGGCGACCACGCGCAAACTCGCCGCCGTTAGCGTGTAGACGGCGAAGGTGGTTGTGTAGCTGCTTTGCGTTGTGCCGTTGACGTCGCGGCCGTTGTTCACCTTGCTTTGGAAGATCAAAGCGCGCCCGGTTGCGTTGGGCATGGTGAAAGTCGCGGTCTTGGTCGTGCTGTTTATGCTCAGACCGGAGTTGATGCTAGCCGCGGTCGAGTTCTCATCCGTTCCAATACACGTAAGAGACCAGGTATCCACGCCGGTCGCGCTCGCGAGTCGGATGGTGATTGTATTGTTGGGCGTAACGTCTACGCCGGACGTGGTTGCCGTGTAAGAGCCAGACCCGTCCTTCACTTCGCATGCCGGTGAAACCATTACATCACCCACGTCACGGTCAGACGACCGGACCCACCGTTGCCACCGGTGCCAGCGTTACCGCCGGCCACCGACCCGCAGCCGCCTGTACCGCCGCCCCCGCCGCCCGCTCCCGTATTGGACGAAGCTGCCGCGCCGTTGGTGGCGTTGCTACCCGTGCCGCCGTCATTGCCGGACCCACCGTTGCCGCCAGTGCCGCCCGCTCCGTACGGCCCCGCCGCTCCGCCGCCGCCGGCAGTGCCGCCGTAGTACGAGGATCCGTTGGACCCGTTCGCGCCCGCAGCGCCGCCCGAGTAACCGTTGTCTCCGCTGGCGTCTGAGCCGGCGAGTGCGCCGTGCGACCCGGTAGAGTACACATAAGACGCGCCGCCCTGAGACGGGGACCCAAAGACTTGCGGCGACTGGGATGCGTCGTAGAGGAAGAGCCCCGATGACCCAGTACGCGGAGCGCTGGCAATGCCCGCGCCGCCAAAGCTGATCACCGCACTACCAGCGACCCACGTATAAGCCGGGTTGCCGCCGCCCTGGCCACCTTTGAACGTAGCGAGCGCGTCGAACGTTGTGGATGATCCACTCGTGCCTTCCGAGTTCGCAGCGCCGCCGGACCCGCCGGCGCCGATCGTGACCGTATAGCTTGACGCCGGGTTCACCGGCACCACGCGTGTGCATAGCATGGCTCCACCGCCACCCGCGCCACCTGCGTCGGAGACGCTAGCGGCGTTCCGTCCGCCGGTACCACCGCCACCGCCACCGCCACCGCCGCAGCCGCTGACGATTGCGTATGTTACGCCGGGAGGAGCGGTCCAAGACCCGTTAGAAGTGAAGTTCTGCGAGTAGAGGCGGCAGCCCTGACCGTTGCGTAGGAGCTGCCACGCCGAGCCGTCATAGTAGAAGTCAGCCCAACGCCCATCGGAGGAGCTATCCCCGCCGAGGACAAATGAGGAGCTGCCGCCGTTGTATGTAATGGTCCCCTTGTAGGAGCCGGTACCGAAGAAGAAGGATAGGACGTCGCCGCTCGCGGCTCCCGACGTTCCGAGTGTGTACGTACGGGCCGCGGTGAGGTTTGTTACCTTGATGAGGACGCCGGACCCCACGCTTATGGTTCCCGTGGAGTCGGGCGCGCTGTAGATGGTGCTGACAATGCGACCCGCGCCACCCAGTGACACCACGCTTTCAAGCGTGTCGGTATGACTGGCACGCTTATCCAAAGCGTTCTCAATGTTGAGGTCGATTGAATTCAGATCGGAGCTAGTTAGCTTGTCGCCGATACCAAACCCCGCCCCTTTCGCGCGAGAAATGCTCATACGTCGAAAACCTGGTTATTCAAGTTGTGGTCCTCGTCTAAGAAGAAGCCGCCAGCGCTGGGGCCTCCGGATATTTCGTAACTAACCGCACCGGGGCGGTACCAATCCCAAGTCATCCACGCCGGACACACCGCATCCATGAAGGGGTGTATGGTGCTGACCGCTTTCAGGAAGTCGCCTTCCGTGTAGTTCGTGGGCTTTGAAACGCGGATAAGGACGTGCGCGACAGTCGAATACCAAGGCGTGTCGGTTGACGATGTGCCCCACGGGTAGGTGCCGTCCGGGGTGTGAATAACCGCGTTCGCGAAGCTGATATACTCAACCGAAACGAACACCGACCCGAGGAGCCGCGTAAGGCCGTCGGAGATATATTGACGGTCTACACGTTGACCGAAGCGTGCCCACTGCGCTGCAATGCGCGCGCGGCGTTCCACGGCGGTGTCGCTTGGGTTGGGTCGCAAACCCATAATGGCTTCCCACCGAGGGATAAACGCGACCGTCTTGTTAGGGTCCCACTCGTGCGCGATGCGCCGGTTAGTGCCCCAAGCCGCCGAGATGGCACGAGCGAGTGCCATGTTCTCGACGTAGACGTTGGACGAGCTGGATACGTCGTAACCGTCGCCGCGCGCTGCGTTGAGAGACTCAAGAATGCGCTCTAGTCGTCGGTCGCCGGGGCCGCCGGATTGCTCCGGACTCGGGTTCAAGCCGCCGTAGGGCATTAGTAGGCAAACACCACAAGGTTGACGCCGGCGATGTCGTTTGCAGACCCCGCGGCGTTGAACGTGTAGACGGTCACAACGTTGGCGCTCGTAACCTCGCACTGCACGCCGTAACGGGTAGAGCTAATCGCCTGCCCGTGTGCGTAGCGAAGGCTGATCGTCTGCGTGTCGCCGAGCTCGTTCGTGTAGCTCGTGGGATACGTGATGGTGTAGGTGCCCGTTGCGGAGTGAGCAATCGTGGGCGCCACGACGAAGCTATTGTCACCCCAAGCCGCGAGCGAGTTGACGAGCACGGGCGACGTCGCATGCGTCGTGAACGTGCAGATAGCGCGCGGAGCGCAATGGGTCATACCCGCGACGGACGCGAGAGCGCTATTCATTGCAGCGGCGGACCGGTCCGTAGTCGGGTCGATCACCGGCGCATAGTCAACGAGCTCACCGCCGTACGTGTTCAGAGAGTCTGTATCGGGGAACGTCATGCCGGATAGAACCCAATGTGTCTAGGAACGAAGATGTTCGGGGCGTCGGTAACCGTGCCGGGCACTGATGGCGTCGTGCTCGAGCGGTAAAGAAATTGTGCGTCGGAGACTTCGGAGCCCGAAGTCGTCAACGACTTGAGAAAGTGCGAGCCAATCGTGCTTGGCCAGGCGGTTTCCTTCGCGGGGTGCCTGTAACCGCGGGTCAAAGCTGCCGAGTTGGAAGTCTTCTCACCGGGACCGAGCGCCGCGAATTGCGCGAGAACGGCGTCAATATAAGTCTGTTGATTGAGGCACTGCGGCCAGATGTAAGAACCAGTCGCAATGCCGACGAAGGGCTTGGCGAGCGTGATGACATAAGCGCCGCTCGTGCCGCTGACTGCCGTGACGGTGGCCGTGTAAAGCGTCCAATTCGATGGCGATAGCCATGCAATGCGCGAGACGAACGCCGTGGGGGCCGTTGTTGCGTCGACCGTAAAGACGCTATTGCTCGTTACCGCGGTGACCGTCACTTTTGTGGAGGTCGTCGGCCACGGGCTGCCGTCAAGCCAACCGCCGCCGGGGCCGGGCGGGCTCGCATTCGTTGCGGCCGGCAAGGTCAGCGAGAAAGAAATGTCGGCGTTGACGTCGGTTGTGGCCGTCGTCGTCACGAGAACGTGTTCCGGCATCTTCCCCGACACGTACGGGGTAACGGTATTGGATAGGACGATACTGTTTAGAACGCGGCTCTTGTTAGTGGCCGTCGGTGCGGCGGTGACCGCGATATGCGCGGAGGCTGGGCCTTGAAGGGCCGGGTATACGAAAGCCTTTTGCACCGTCGGGTATGAGGCTTCGGCGATCTCCGCCAAGTGCTCCCAGTTGCCCGAAGAGGGTGGGTTCTGGAGAACGGCGTAGCAGCGAGCGCGAAGGTTTTCTTCGTCTTCGGCGTCAACGCCGTTGGTGAGCCCGCCCGTCGCAACCGCTGCGGTCGCTTTGCTATACGTAGGTGCCGAGGCCCATTGCAGAGTGACCCCGGCGTCGAGGTTCGTGGCCGTACCGGTGTCAATGGCGGCAACGGGAATGAGAGCCCCGTTTGCATACGTTCCGCCTACTGAGACTTTGTAGCGAAGGCCGGCGCTATCCGTGAGTTGAGTGCCCACCGTGACACCGGTGGAGGCGGAAGAGGACAGAACGACGAAACCCGAGCTACCGCCAGCGGGGCGACGCGTAAGGCCGATAATTGCGGCGAGGCGGTCGAGGTCGTCACCCGTCGCCGTGTCGAACATCATTTGATCGGCGAGAACCTGCGCGTTTGCTTCGACGACGCACAACTCGTTGGCAACCGCGGTTGCTAGAATGTAGTAGTCAGAGCCCGGGCCGACGTTGGGGTTAGAGACGCCAAGACCGGTCAGACCGTTCTTGATCGTTCGTAGAATGTTGTCGCGGATCGTGTCGCGCGTGTTGACCGTGAACGTGTACAGCGATGCCACTTAGATTGTGATCTCCTCTTGCTCGCCGGTCGTGAGGTCGCGAAAGAGGACCGTCACAAGGAGAGCACCGGACGCGCTGCGCTCAACGCGTGTGTCGACGAGCTCGACAAGGCGAGCGTCCGTCATGCGTCGAAGTGCTTCAGCCGATCGCGTGCGGACTTGTTGCTCGATGTCGTTGGTGATGTCTTTGATGGCGAAGAAGTTCTGCCCGAGAGTCGAATCCGTAGCGGTGCCGAGCGACGTCTTGAACGCCAACTTGACGAGCTGACGGACAGTCGTGTCGCCGACAATGCGGCCGTCGGTCCCGAACTCATATTGCCCCGTCGTTGCGTTGATACGCCGGCAGTCGAGTTGTCGTTTCGTCGTGGAGTCCTTGAAGACAGAACCACTTTGCGCCGTTGCGGTAGCCGCGTCGCCGAGGCCGGCCGGGCTTGCCCCCGCCGCCTGTACTCCAATGCCGCTCATATAATGGTTCCCGTTCCGGTAAGGGGGCCGCCACCCGGTGGGGCCACTAAAACGGTTGGAAGGAAGATTGCGTTGCTCTCGATATGCGAGAGGAGCGCGGTGCCTATGGCGGTCCACTTTGCAATGCCGACCGCGTCTAATGAACCGGCAGCAACCGCCATCAACGGACCCACTCCCGCCTTCGACGGGCACGAGAAGGTGCCAACGCCGGTCACGGGACCGCCTAACGGGTTCGCAACGAACACCGTGGGTTGCGCCTGTCCGTTCGAGGCGTAGAAGGATGTGAAAGCCGCTCCTATTGCCAACCAAGCCGCGAGGCCAATGGGGTCGGTTGTCCCGGAAGCGACACCCCACAAGGCGCCAAGCGCCGGGGATAGAACCGTGCACGCACCGGAACCGGCGACGACGGCACCAGCGGCAACCATTGTGCCGGGCAATACCAACGTGCTCGAGACCAGAAACGGAAGCGTCGCGGACGCTATAGCGGTCCAAGTCGCAATGCCCGTTGCGTCGGTCGATCCGGCAGCTGCGGCTAGGGACAGCCCTAGGGCGGTTTCAGTTCCTGCGAGTGCCAATTAGTCGAGAGGGCAGGGAAGCGCGGGGAACGGAATGTCTATGGACAGGCTTGGAATGGACGGGAGCGCGAGCGAAGGCAAGCCGGGAAGGCTCACACTTGGCAGAGCGAACTCGAACGACGGGAGCGGGATGCTTATGTCGAACGAAAGGCTAGGAATAGACGGGAGTGTCAGCGAAGGAAGACTCGGCAATGACACACTCGGAAGGCCAAACTCGAACGACGGGAGCGGGATGCTTATGTCGAAAGAGAGGCTCGGGATACTGGGTAGCGGCAGGCTCGGAAGGCCTGGTAGTGACAAGCTGGGAAAGTCACACACTATTCTATGAGAACCTTCAAGGAGGCTTTGCCGGCCACGCCGGTCACGCCCGTCAACGCGGAGTTGACGCCGGGGACCGCAAGCGAGCCAATCACTACGCCGGCGCCGTCGACTTGCGTGTTTCCTTTGCCGACTAGGGACACGTTGCCGGAGGCCGTAAGGCTTAGCGCCGCGTCGCGCGCCGTGAGGTAAACGCCGTCCGACTTGATCAAGAGGCCGTAGCCTTGCGAATTGATAATGCTGATCGAGTCGGCTTCGGCGTTGACGAAGATGCCCATGCCTTGCCCCGAAGACGAGTTACCTTTGCGGGTGTACAGGTTGATCGACCCGTCACCTTTGAGGAGCACACGCGCTTGAGCGGTGCCGTCCTCGCCGGAGGCATACAGACAGGTTTCACCGTCCGAGAGTTGCCCATAGAGGTCTTGACCTCTCAGGTCGCGCGAGGCGATGACGTTGTCGTAGGCGCCCCCGCGGACCACAACTGCTTGCGCCGCCGTGTTTTTCGAGGACGCCTTGGCGGGACGCGACGCGAACCCGACGTGCTGCCACCACATAACGCGGTCGCTGTCACTCGTGTCCGACTGGACCGAGCCGACCTGCGCAAGGATGGTCTTCGTAGTCGAGTCCACGAACGTCTTTAGAATGTCGATGCCAAACTCGAAAAGGCTTGTCAGTCCGCTCGCCATTAGAACACCAACGAGAACGGGTGAATGAGCTTTAGCGTCGTCGTGGTACCGCCCGACCTGCTCTTGTGGAACGTTCGGCCGACTATGTACATGGGTTGATGAAGGTCGCCGAAGTCGTCGGCAACGTTGACCGTGGTATCTACGGACCAAACCTCACCGTTCGGGGCCAGGTGTCCGGCAACGGTATAAGTTGCGGTCACAGCCTTCCGCATGTGAAGGCTCATTTGCCGGCGAACGAATTTCTCGAGGTCTTCGCGTGTCTTGCTCTCGTCGTCGTGGAGAAAGACGGGGCGGGCACGATTCGTTGTAAACCGAGTCCCGTATTTCGGTGCGAGGTCCAAGACCTCCTGAGATTCCGGATGCCTGCGCGTGAGTGCGAATACCTCCGGAGACACGTTGCCCTTGTCGTCGTAGGACGTGAATGGGTTGAACATGTGGGCCTTGATCTTGGAGTGACCATAGCCCGGTGCTCCGGGAGCGAATCCGTCTGCCATGATCACGGAAGGCTGATCCGAAAAGTCGAGCGTTACGGAACCGTGTAGAACGTTGTTTACAGCGCCGTCGCGTGAGTTTCGGACCAAGCAATACCGCTCGGGAGCCTCGTTCGCGAAGTGAGGTTTGCTCACGATAAGCGTTTGACCGTCGGCGCTCGGCCAAACCCAAAGCCCGTGACGTTGTGTCACGCGTGACAGGAAGGCATAGGCTCCCTCTGTCGGGTACGGTTGCAACTGGTGGCTGACCACCGACTTGAGCGGTGTGCCCTTCTTCGTGGTCTTTAGGCCCCGTTTGCCGAGGCGAGCGTCGCGGTTGACCTCGTTGGAGGTCTCGACATTGGGGAACCCGTATTCGGCCGCGATGTCGGTGATGATCTTGGACAGCGATGTGCCGGGCGGGAACTTTAGTCGCGGGTCGATGTTGCTATCGACCATAAGGGATAGCTTGTCTCGGCCGCTAATGTTGATCTCGGTTCCACCCTCACGACCGTTGGCACTTTCAACCGAATCGATATAGCCGGTCGCCTGAATGTGCCCATCGACGTAAAGCGCAATCTCGACGCCGGGGCGGAGCATGGTGCGCACTTCGTCTTGTAGCTTGTCGCTTCCGATCGTGAAGTGGAACGAGTCGGATGGCGTCAAGAAGTGACTGTCGAATTCGTAACGCGTCCAAGTCTCGATGCGCTTCCGGTAGTCGACGATCTCGAGTGTGACTGTGGCTTCTTTCAAGCGGCTCGGTAGTAGCGAATGGTCGTGCCTCGCTCGATAACGGGGGAAGACACGAGCCTCGGGTTCAAAACAACCAGGTCACCAATCGCGGCACCCGTCTCGTTAGAGACCGCGCCGAGCGTCATGTCCTTGGGAGCAACGTAGAACACGACCGTTTTGCGATTGGACCGCACAAGCTCCGTGCGAATGTCGTTGGCCGCGGCTTTGAGGTTCTCGATAGCCTGAAGGATGGGCCAATCCTTGACGTCAGCGCTCTTCTCCACCGACGACTTCAGCGAGTCGATACGGTACAGCGTCGAGTTGATCTTGCCGGCCACCCGTGCGTTTAGCACTTGGAACTGGTCGGAAATGCCCTGAAGACCCCGCATTGTGTCCGCGAAGTCGGGCTTGTAGGTCGTGTCCTGCTTCGGGACGGCAGGGTTCCGGGTCTTGATGGCGTCGTCTAAGGCGAGCGCGTTGGATATGGCGTTCGAGACAGGCGAAGGTTGCGCAAGAAGGCTCTCGAGTGACTCGATGTCGATTGTCTCGACCCAAACCACGTCAACGTCAACACCGTCCCGGCGTGTGGCGTCCCATACCGTCTTCGCGTTCTCGATGCGGCAGACAACCTTGCCAAACTCGGGATGCTCGAGCACCCCGGTTTCCCGGTCCGCGCAGGCCTTGAAGAACTCGCGGAACTGGTCGGGATAGAGCGGCTTCCGGTTTTGCTGCCACGTTTCACTAGGCCCGCCGCCGATTCCGTTACGGAATGGAATCTTGGCCGAGAACTCGAGCGGCGCACGCCCCACGGCCTCGACGTCGGCGCCGTCCTTGCTTGGGTACTTGTGTTGCACCAAGTCGTGGCGAAGCGTGACTTCGAAGGTCGTGGTTGGAAAGGCTATGCTGCGCCACTTGTACTCGCGCAGTTGTGAGAAGGTGTCTCGTGTTGCCAATTAGTGCGATGGATCCCGGGCTCCTGAGCCCAAAGTGCTAGTACGAGCGGCGTCCGGCTTCGTCGAGCCAACTCCGGCCGCTTGTGCCTGCGCTGCCGCCTCTGCCAATGCCTTCAAGCTCTTGGCAAGCGACTCGCTGTATTCGTCGATCTCTTTGGCCTTGTTGTAGTTGGCCACGTCGTTGCGCGCGCCCTTGGACACCAAGGACAGGGGCGCCGAGACGCCTGCAAGCACGGCATTTGCCCCACCTGCGTCGTCGTGAGCCTTGGACACGATGCCTTGGTAGTAGCGGGCCTTCTTGGCCGCTTCCTCAGGGCTAACGGTGCCCGCTTGCACGCCTTCGCGTGTCTTCCGAATGTCCAGGAAGGCCTTCTGCACGAAGTCAGCACCACCCTCGGCACCACCCTTCGCCGAGTCGACCACGCCCGCGCCCGTTGCTAGCGCGAGACCGACGCCGGGTAGAACGCCACTCATGGCGCCCACGCCGCCAAGGCTCATTCCTGCACTTGCACCGGCGGCACGCGTAACGGCTGCCGTTATAGCGTTACCGATTGCGGCCGACGCTATGTCTTTCATGATGAGGGCGGCCACAAGACCGCCGAGTGACGCCAACGGCGACTCAAGAACCATGTCGGCGACCTTCGCCATCGCGTCGATCACGCGCATGATCTTGGGTTCGAGCTCGGGCAGCTTGGCAACGAAGCGCTCGAGGTACGGCATAAACTTGTCCGCAAAGACTTCCTTCAAGCGAAGGATGGTCGCCTCGAATCTCTCCGAGGTAGACGCCATGACACGACCGAAGTCCGTTTGGATGTCGCCTTTGCTGTACGAGGCACCGGTGATCTTGTTGACCTCGGCGAGAACGGCGGCTTTTCCGCTGCCCTTGTTCTTCTCTTCCGCCTTGTTGTAGACGGGTTGGAGAGCTTGAAAGAGCCGGATACTGCGGTCGCCGAAGCCCATGTCGCCGACTTTGCCAATGTCGCCTTGTGCCTTGTCGAGCACCTTGGCGATCACCTCGGCCGGGTCCGCCATGCGGCCCTTGTTGTCAAAGATGCCCATGCCGGCAAACTTGTCGCGGTGTTTCAACGCGTCGCCGCTTAGGTGCGTGACCGCCGTTGCCGCTTCCTCAGGACTGCCCGCGGTCTTTATCGCCAACTGGGCGAGACCGAGCAACCTACTTTGCGCCACGCCCTGGTCGCCTTGGTAAGCGCCTGACGAGGCCGTGACCTTCGCCGACATACCGGCCAGGTCCTTGAACTCAACGGCGCCGAGCCGACCTTGCCCGACCGTGTTGCGCATGACCGCCATCATGGCGTCGGGGCTTAGGTCTTGGTTCTGCATGCGCAGAGCACCCGCGGCCGACATAATGTCCTTGAAGTCGGTGCCCGTGGCTTTCGCCATCTTGGCGAACTCGCCGAGGTTCTTTAGGCCGCCTTCGAAGTCCGACGACATGGCAACGTATTGTTGCAAGCCGCCAATAAGCTCCGTTTGCCCAATGTTGGTGGACGCGGCAACACCACGCGACGCCGAGAGAATGGCCTTCGTGTCCGGTCGCTGGTTCTGGCCGGGGATGTACGCGCTGTTGCTGAGATTGATCGCAGCCTTCTCGGCGCTCATGCGGTCGCGGAGCGAGTCGGCAATGGCAAACCCGCCGCCAAGGGCGAGTGCGCCGCCGGCGAGGCCTGTTGCGGCGCGCGTAAGGCCGCCGACGGTGTTACCCACGCGACCCACGACACCTTGCGCAAACTGCGAACGCTTGGCCCGACTGCGCTCGAGTTCACGCATCTCTTGGTCACGCAGCCGTTGTTCCATACGGAACGAGCTCTGCCGGACCCGCATGCGGTAGGACTCGAGACGGTCAATCTCGCGCTTCTGCGCTTCCGCCGCGCGCTTGGCCGCTCGCTCTTCCTCGCTCGCCGCCTTCTGCGCTGCTTTCGTCTTCTGCTGTTCGGAACGCTCGGCGAGGCGGGCGGCTTGTGCGCGCGCCCTCTCTTCGGTGCGAAGAAGCGAGGCGGCGATGCGCTTCCGCTCGCGCTCTTCGCGGCTCATGGACGTGACGCTCGCCTTCTCTAGGCTAATGACGCGTTTCTCCACGCTCGCAAAGGCGCGCTCAACATCGGCCATTCCGGCGATGCTGAAGTTTATTTTGACGTTACCCGCCATTGCTTAGACGTCGTTTTTCGGCGGCGCGACGGGCTGCGATCCAGACGAGGAGCTGGCCGTCCGATAGCCGTACAACAGGAACGCCAAATGCTTCAGAAGGTCGTTCTTCATTTCCGATGAGAGCAAAAATAAAGGGGCAATGGACTCGCCCGCCTCCGTAATGCGTCGGACCCAAGCGTCCATTTCGTCTTCGGTCATGTGGGAGATGATCGGGCCCATCTCCGATTGAACTTGCAAGTAGGCGTTCACGAGAGTTGCAATCTCGTCCATCGTGAGCCGCTTGCGCATGTCGTCGGGCGTCGGAAACGCCGGGCGATCGAGGTTCTTAGGATCGCGACAAGCGCGGTAGAGAAGCTCCACGCTTGCCGCGTTCGTATAAATGTCGTCGTAGCCCTTGTTTTCTTCGTCCTTGCGTTGCGAGTCCTTTAGCAACTTCTTGGCGAACTTGTCCGCCTCCGCAGTGGAGGCGGCAAGCTCGATACCGGTAAGGACCCGAATCGCCAACTTCCCAATGGGTTCCCCCGTAACCGGGTCCAAACGCGGGAAGTCGACAATGCGGTGCGGCTGGGGTTGCTCTACAAGAGCCGCCCAGAGTTCAGAGGCTTTGACTTCACTCAATCAGATTACTCCCAAGACGCGTACTGGCCGCGGAACTTGAAGTCGATGGTGCTCTCGGCGTTGACCGAGTGCTTGAAACTGTCCTCGATGATGAATCCCTTGGTAGTGAGCTGTTTGCCAGCCGCCACAATCGTGATTTCGCACGACTTCAGGAGCTTCATAAACTTACCGGGGTCGAGTTCGAAGTCGGCAGCCGGGACGGCGCTCGTTACGTCGATCTCAAGTGTGGCCGCGCCTGGCGACTCGCCCGCGTAGCCCTTGTTGACAGTGAAAACCTCTTGCGAACGCGTCATGCGTCGCAAGCTAACGGTGGCTTCTTCAGCCAAAATAGTGCCGTCCACAAGCACGAGTGCTTGCGTGTAAATCTGTAGATTTGCCACGAATAAGTCCTAAGAGTGCGTGAGCCGGACTAGCCGACTTGGTTAACCATCAAGGCAAAGGTGTCGGCGATGTCGATCGGCTGCAAAGGAATGAGCGCGCTGATACGCGTAGAGGGCGAGGTCTCTCGCTGAACGATCGTGCCGGCCTTGATTGCGGCTACGTTCTTGAGTTGGTCGTTTTCGTCGTAGTCGTTGATCAGGCGGAACACGGCGGCCTGATAACGGCTCGGCGTGACCACTTGCGGACCGGGCTGACGAGCGCCTTGCGGCGGGTCGTCGGCGAGGTCTTTGCCTGCGAAGTTCAGAACGGTCTTTGCGATAAGGTCGTCGCCGAAGAAGTCGCAGACCGTGACCTTGTGCGCGTCTCGGATGCGGTAGTCCGCAGTCGAACCGCTAAGGCTGCGCGTCGTGATGCGCTTGACCATGTACGTGGTGCCGTTCGCGTTGCTCGCGATGGGCGTCACGCCGTTCTGAAGTGCGCTCTTGATGTTGGCGCGCGTCGGGGCCGACCCGCTAAGCGGGGCCGGGATAACCCAGTAGGGTTGAGTCGCCGCGTCGTTGCCGAAGCCAGAGAAGTTGTGCAGCGGACGCGGAACGCGCTCCGCCTCAAACAGCGCCACAACCGCGGCATGGTTCGCAGCAAGCTCGGCGCCCGTGAGGTCGCTATTGAGTTGCCATGCAATCTCGGCGCGGGCCGAGTTGATACCGGTCGCGATCGTGTTGGTGTTTGAAAGGCTGTCCTGGCTACCCGCGAACGCGCGTTGCCGGATGCCCGTTGTCGGAGCCGCCTGCGTACCCACTTGCGTCACAAGCGCGCCGAACTGCGTCGCGTCGCCCGCAGCGGACACGATGTAGTAGAAGCGCCTGGGGAGGATGGTCGCGAGCGCGGTCGTGTTGCTGTCTGCCGTTGCGCCGCTCGCCAAAACAGCGCCAGCGCCGCGGGTCGCGGTCGTCGCAATGCCGGACGTGATGAGCGTGCGGATCCGAATCTGGTTTCCGCGAGGGCCCTTGAGCTTGGCCGTCATGGTGACGGTTCCGGTCGAGTTCGACGCGGTGATCGGCCAATGCGTCATGGCGTTTACGTTGGTTTCCAACGCAGCGCCGATCACGGTGGCCGTGTCGCCTGTAGTGATCGCCGTGTCGACGTATTCGTCACCACACCAGAACCGAAGGTTTCCGTTGCCCGTTGCGTCGTTCGCAAGCGTGACGGTGAGGCTCGCCGCAGTGCCGGCGCTCTCCGTTACCGCGATGAAGTAGATCGCCGTGTCGCGGTTGACCTTCACAACGCGTCGGAACATGCGGTGCAGCTCAGAGCCCGCACCGAAGAGGCTGATAACGTCGGCCTCGGTCTGGCACGGCGTAGCCGTGTCGGGGCCGTAGATAACCGAGTCGGCCGTGGCAGAGCCCGCGGACGTCTTGTTACCCATAAGAAGAATGGGGCGAGCTGCACTCGCGCCGGCGGCCTCACCTTGAGCAAAGTTGATCTCAAGGTAAGCGCCCGGAACCGGGTCATTCGCTGACAACCCGGTAAGGACAATTGAAGCAGTCATCTAAGTTATTCCTTTTCCCAGGGCACGCCGGCGACCATTGCGGTCTCCTCGTCAGCGGCCTCAAGACACCCGTCCTTGATGTCGGCGACGTATTCGGCGCGATAAGGAACGGTGACCACGGCGCCCGTGGGGACGAAGCCCCACACGCCCGGTTCAACCTCGGTAAGTTTGCGTCCAATAAAGCGGCGGACCCCTGCGTCCATCGCTTCCAAGTCTTGGACCATCGCGTAGCCCACTGCGCGGACGCGCAAGACCTTCGATGCCATAAGTTGTAACTCCGTTATGTGTAAGTGAAGGACGCCTCGAGCGAACCGCTCTGGCCGTCGTCTAAGTAAGAAACAGTGACGTCGTAGAGACCGGCACTGTTTGCCGGAGTGACGCACGTGATGGATGTTGCAGAAGCGACAACGACGCTTGTGGCCTCGACAGAGCCGAAGAACACATGCGCGCCGCTGCGGAAGTTGGTGCCCGTAATGGTGACTGCGGTGCCGCCCGACGTGGTGCCGGTGGATGCGGATAGCGCCGTCACGGTGGGCGTCTTATGCGTGGCGGTTTTTACAAAGTCCTGAACAGTCGTGCCGTCTTCGCCGACCACGTTCTCGGTAATGTCAACGCCGTCCAGGGCATCGAACGAGCCCGCGATGTACATGTCTCGTTCGGCGACCTTCAAAGAGCCAACCCAAGACGGGAAGGTCAGGTCGCCCATACCGGCATAAGCACCGTATGTTTCTTCCGTAAAAGTGATCGACTCAAGATTCGCGTAGGAAGAGCCCCAAACCGACTGACCGGCACTGCCGCCCGGAGGCGTATAGGCGGGGTCGAAGCCCATGTCCGCGCGGTTGTCGAGCACACGGCCCACTGCCCGAAGAATGGGCAATAGTTGCTCGGCCTGAGCTGCACTTAGCGGCGGGAGGATGTACGCGACGGCGAATTCCGAATCGTCGTGGCGGTAAGAGATGTTCCCGCGCATGACGGAGCGCTTGCGGTACACCGCGAGTAGCGGGAACTTGAATTGCTCTTCGAGCAGGTACGGCGCCGGGTCGTATGGGACCTTCATCGCCACCGCGTTCGAGATGGTCATGCCGGCGGCAGTGGCCTGCGCGGCGAGGCGACTCCCGAGATGCGTGTTCAACACGCTCGCAAAGAAGTCGAGCATGTAGAAAGACACCGCGTCGGCGTCTTTGAGCAGAGAGTTGCTAGTAGAGGCAGTGAGCGGGAAAGTCGTCCCGCCGTGTTTGAAGCTTGCGTAGTCTGTCAATTACCGGTGTCGCGCTGCCATACACTGCCAATACACATCATAGAAACTGTCGCCGCTGACGGCGTCCAGCATCCACTCGGCCATGGCCCAGTGAATGCCGTGCTCGTCTACCCACATCTCTATTTGCAATGACCAGTTCAGCTAGCGAACTTTCGTGTGGCGTATTCGGTGAAGTATTCCAAGCCGTAAAGTAGGGTCTGCTCGCCTACGCGTTCGGCCTCTGTCATGAAGGGGCGTGCCGCGGTGCCGGGATGTTTGACCGAGCGTCGGAACACCGTTCGACCGTTGACCTGAAAGGCCAGCGTCTTTGCGTTGCGCGCCGAGATTGTGTGAGGTCGCGTCCCGTTTTGCAGAAACACCGCGGCGCCTCGAGCCTCGACTACGCCGTTGCTTCCGAACACTGCGCCGGTGATGCTCTTGCGAGTCGCGCCGGTGCGGTCCCTGAAAAGAGACGTGTTCTTGGCGGTCTGCTGTGCCGCGTTGACCGCCTCTCGAAGCGCTTGCGAAGCGGCGTTGCGAAGGACGGCTTGTAGGTCGTGGAGGTCGCGGCGTAGCTGGTCGCCGTCGATCAAGTAGGCACCTTAGAGGACTTCTTCAGGACCATCGTGGAACGGAAAGAAGAGTCGGTGTTGATCGTTACCAGGTCATACCAAGTGGTCCCGTCGCGCGAGTCGGTGACCTTGTAGTAAACCTCTCGCGGGCTGCTTACGGTGCCCGGGTTGAGTGTGCTTTCACTCACTCCGCCACCCGCATAAGCTGGGGTGAACGGACCAACTAAGAGCCACTGTTCGCCGTAAAGGCCGCCTTGCGCGACGACCTCTTGGCCTCTGAGCTGGCGAACTTTCACTCTCTTGTTGTCTGCGACAGTAAGCGGGGTGTCAACGGTAGTCGCTGTCCCTAGACCGACGCGCTCACCGCTCCACGTCACGGTGCGAACCGTAACGGTGAAGGGGCGCAAACCAACTTCGTCGAGTAGTGCGCGCGCCTTGTCGAGAATGGGAAGCACACCATCAACGATGGTGGCCATTAGTAGAGCTCCATCGAGCCGCCTGCGCCGCCCGACTCACCGACCCGCACGAGGCGGGCAATCTGCTGCACAATGCCGTTGTAGTGCTCGAGCACTTGCCGGTAGACCGCGCCGCCTGGAAACCACTCGATCTCACCATTGCCGAGTTGCTTGATACCCGCCGAGCTCGTCACCGAAGCGCTTTGCATCGTCGACCACGCCTTGTCGGCGGAGTGGATGAGAAGCCGCAACCGAGTCAAGCCGCTCATGACCGCCACGGGGTAACCCGAAGCGGGATGCGCGTTGGCGAAGTAGCAGGTGACCGCGCTGCCGGAGATGCTCTTGACGGTGACAATCTCGGCAAGGTCACCAACGTCCACAACGAGTCGCGTATTGACCGCGATGTTAGAAACACTGCCAAGCGTGATCGCCGTTGTGGTGGCCGCAGTGACAGCCGTTGTGGACGTGGTTTCGGTGTTAGTCGAGAGGTTCGGCGAGATGACGTTGTAGAACAACTCGTAGAAGCCTTCCGGCGTGAGCGGGTAGGCTCCTACGTTGATGTTGCCATAGCCTAGGTGAAACCTAAGGCTGTCTAGTTCCGCCGTGGAGAGCGTCATTTAGATGAGGCGGTAGTGATGGCCGACGATGTACTCGTCGACGCCCGCGCCTGCACCCGTGGCGCCCGAGGTCGTAAGAGCGTAGCGAGCCCAACGGAAGCCCATGACGGACGAAGGCGCCGACACGGAACCGAGGATAAACGTCGTGCCCGACGTCGATGCAACGGTGGGGGTCGTGGGGTTCTCGGGAGACTTGGCGGCGTACCATGTGGAGTTGTCATTGCTGACTTGCCACGTCCCCGTGATGACCATGCTGGTTGTGCCGGCAAGCGCGTACACAATGGCGCCGAGCGTGCCGGGGTGGATGGACGCGGTCGAAACCACGCCGCCCGAGTAGACCGTGCCCGCGACGCCCGTGATGCCCGTAGCGGTAAGAGATGCACCCTCGGGGCGAATCTTGCCCCGTTGCCCTTCGGGGGCGGTGCGGAACTGGTACGAGACACTCGCCTCGTCCGTGCCGAGCCCAGCGCCGGACGCGCCTGACGACACAACCACGCAGCGCGCGAACGGCATGCCGTACACACACGGTGGCGCTGAGAGCGCAATTGTAACGGGGCTCGTCCCCGCCTGGCTGGCGAGCGTGCCCTGCGTCGGGTACGCGTTCACAAACACGTCATACCAAGACGAGCCCGTATAGCTCACCTGCCACTTAGCCTTGAGCACCATGCTTGTGGTGCCGGCTTTGCCGTAGCAAAGAGCCGTAAGAGTTCCCACTTCGACACGGGCCATGTCGAGAGCGGCAGCGGCGACGGTCTTAGGTGCCGCGCCGGAAATTGCTGATACGCCGGTCGCAGAGTGACCGGTGATAATTCTAGAGTTTGCGTTGATCGTCATATCGGCGACACCCTGTAGTTGTATGAAACAGCGGCAGTGCTCGCAGTGACCAAGACCCGCGCGTAACGTTTGCCGTATACGCAGCTCGGGGCCTCAATGCACACCGGCTCGGCCGGCTGTAGCGCCACGTGCGAAGCGTTGTTTGCGGGTTTGGCGTTGATCCAACCCTTGCCGTCGTCGCTGACTTGCCAAATGGCTTTTGCGTCAGCGAGCTCAGTGCAAACGTTTGCGCTAAGGGTGCCGGTCTCCACGTCGTGCATGGCGACCGGCATCCCTTCAGCGCCGCTCGGGAGCATGTTGGGCTTGATGCGAGCGTTTGCCGACATGCTTAGGAGGTCGAGACCTTGACGACGAAGCGGTTATCAAGAAGCGTGAAGCCGGCGTAGAGGAGCCAGATCACCTTGGCCGTCTCGCCGTAGTTGTCTTCCGCCGCGTACGCGACGCGCGGGAGCTCACCAACGCCCGAACCGAGCACGCCCGGGCCGAACGCATGCGCGCGGTGGATGGCGATGCTATTGCTGTTCGCCGTGGTCGTGAGCGAGTTGCACACGAAGACGTGGAAGTCGCCCGCCGTCTTGTAGTACGAGCCGCCGAAGACCGGGTCGATCTCCTTGTGGAACTCAGCGTAGCGTGCGAACTGCGGATCGTCGCTCACTTGCTGCTTTTGCTGCGGCGTGATGATGAGCATGCGCTTGCCGTCGGCAAAGCGCGGCACGTTGAGCTCGTCGAGCTTCTGCGACGTACGCGAGATGGTGTTCCAATCCATGGGGAAGTCGCCCGCCACGGAAGAATCGTTGTCGGCACTCATGCCCTTCGGGCGAACCACGTTGGCCGCGTTGTCGAGGAGCGACACCATGAAGGAGTCGATCGTCTTGTCGAAGTCGCGTTTGAGGTTCTTGCCGTGAATGTCGACCATCTTGTGGAGGGCGAGATTCGCGTCGAAACGCTCGATCGCGTAGGGAGCCACTGCGCTTGCGCCGTAGGGGCCCGCGTAGCGCTTGATCGTGAGCGCAGTTTGCTCGCTCGCGACGCTGATACCCGTCGTGCTGATCGTCGAACCGACCGGCACTTCGCGCGAAGACGAGGTGTAAGTCGTATCGGGGAAGACGGGGCGGTTCATACGAACCGTGTGCCCGGGGGCTTTCCCGAGCTCGACAACAGAGCGGATCACGCCCGTTGCAAGCGGCGACTCCATCATGAGCCGGTCGGCTTCCATGGAGCTGTAGGGGGCGCCTTCCGCGCCGAAAGGAGTACGGCTCGGCATGCCGAGCGCGTTGGACATCTGGAGCTCGGCGCCGATCGACGCCTTCCAGAGCTGCGCATAAAGGTATTGCGGCTCGGGCTGAACAAGCAGCATGGCCGACGTAACGTCAAAGAACTCTGCGGGCAGAGTCGCACGTGAAGATGAAGACATAAGTTTTGAAACCTCTTAGGAACGCGCAGCCCGGCGATTGGCGGGTCTAGGCGCGCTGGTTTTTTTCTGCGAAAATGGCCGCGTAATTGCGAGTTAGGAAAGCCGCGGCCATTGCGGGATTTTCCTTTTGCAGGCGGTCATACGTGGCGGAGTAACTCTCGCCCTCGCTCGACGTTGCTGCTTTAGGTGCCGACGCGGGGGGTGCCGTCGTGGCGGGTGGCGGAGCTGCCGCGGGTGCTTTGAATGCGCCCCGCAACTTCTCAATCGCCGTCAGAGTCTTTGCCGGATCGTCACCCGTAAGCGATAGAACCGCTTCGCGTTGGTCGTCCGTAAGGCTCTTTAGTTCGGTCTCTGCCTTTAGTTTTAGCGCTGCATGGTATTCGGCAGCTTTCGCGGCCTCCGCTCTGTAGCGCTCGTTTTCTGCCCTTAGGCGTTCGTTCTCGCTCTTCTCCGCGTCCTGACGCTTGCGCAGCTCTTCCAAAGCCGCCTTTGCGTCCTTCACGTCCTCGACTCCCAGGTCCCTCAACATTGCTTTGCGTTCTCTTTCGAGTCGCGCAGGAAGCCAGTTCGGGTCTTTGGGTTGTTCGACGACGGGCGCAGGGGTAGACGTCGGCGCCTCGGCAGGAGGTGCCGCTTGCTCAACTTCGCTCATGTTTCCTCAGCCACGCTTGACCGGGGTGGGACCCGTAAGGATGTAAGTGAGCGCCTAAGCGCTAGTGACTAATTAGGAGAGGTCGTAAGCAACGCACACGACGCACGGACGGACTGAGAAGCCCGAAGCTGCGTCGATTTCCGTACCGGCCGCGTTCGCGACGTTGAACGTCAGCGAGCCCGACGACACGGCGAGAGTGCCCGCGTAGTAGGAAGTCGTGCCGTCCGAACCGCTCTCTGCGCGGCAGGCGCCGCGGACGGTGACGGTCTTGCCGTCTCGGCGCATGTTCTGGAGAATCGTCGCGAGCGAAGCCGACTGGCTAACGCCGTGAAGCGTGCCACCAGCGCCGATCGAGCCGCTGTCCGAAGAGCCCGTGTAGGCGCCCATATTGAAAGCAACGAGGGCAAGGCCGCCCGTGCCCATCTCGGGGTTCTCTCGAAGGATCGAGACGCCCACGATGTCTGCGTAGATTGTAGCCATAAGCTATTTCTTTCTATGTTTGCGAGTGGCCGGCGTGGCTGGCTCACCCATGTTTGGTGCCGGCGACACCGGCGGTTGAGCCCAGTCGGCCGAACCGCACGCCGGGCAAGTCTGTTGAGCGACGCTTTCGGCGCCGCATGGAATGCACTTCATTCAGAAACAGCGGCCAACATGCGCCGCAGCTTGTCCGCCTCTGTTCGAAGGCGTTCATAAGCAAGTAATTGTGTCTCGATCGCCATGAGGCGGGCTCGAGCCAATGAAACAATGTCGTCGGGAGTGGAAACCGCTGCCGGTGCGGGTGTAACCGTCACCGTCTGCAACTGCGTCTCAGTCGCCATCGACGCGTGATTGCACTTCGCGCATACCGGTTTCGTCTGCCCCGGCCCCACCAACTCGAGAACCGGCTGGCCCTGGTAGTTGCAATTTGCGCACTTCATCTTCTTGCAGCTCTTCCAATTCGTGGGCGAGGTCGACAATGCCGAACACGTCGGCAAGCTTGGCGAGCGCGCGTTGCTTGGTGATCACGCCGGTCTGTAGACCCACGTTGACCAGGTCCACGACGCTCTTCTCGTCGTCGGCCGTAAGTGTGAAGTAGGGTGGCCACTCGGCAGACAGGTCGGGGGACACCCAACCCGCGGGAGTGAGGAACTCGGCAAGCAAAGCGCCCGCGCGTTGCAGGCCGCTTAGCGCAACCGATTGCCCGCGCGCCGTGACAGTAGCCACAAGACGGAGGCACATATCCACCAACGGCAGAAGGCACCCGTGTTCAAAGTCGTCCCGTACCGTGTCGCAATAGTTGGTTTGGCGCGCCATAAGCCGCGTCAACGCGATGCCGCTGATAGGCATGCGGCCCATCTCTTGCGTCTCAAAGAATAGAATGTTGAGCGACTCGGCCAGCTTGTTGCGCAGGTCCTTGGCGTGCTCGTCGATGCTCGTAAGCGCATCGCCCGGCAAGGTCATCATGGTGACTTTGCTGTCCGGGCTCGGGTAGCGCCACACCACGCCGGGGCCTTTGCGCCGTGCGGTCGAAGGTCCGCCCACAACGCGGCTCTCGTAGTAGCCCTTGTCGGCGGGCTCGTGAATGATGCGCGCGGTCTGTCCGTCCGGGGCGGGCTTTACTTGGTCGTCTACGCCAGTCTCGACGATCTGAGGATCGCCCGCGTAAACCGCCGCCTTGTGCCGTTGCGAGAGCGCCACATTCAGGGCGTGCATCTCGTCGAGCAAGTGCGCGTGTATGGCCTCGCCGTCGATGTCCTCGGGAGTGCCGCACTCGCCGTTGAATTTGTACCAAACGGCGGGGACGAACCCGAGACCGTGCTCAACGGTCAAGTCGGTGTCGACTTGCCAAGTGGGCTCTGACCCGTCCGTGACTGCGATTGCCGGCTTGTAGACCGTGTCCGCAGTCTGCGTGAGCACGCGGCGGTACATCATGACACGCTCGCGCTTCTTGTTGTCGGCGAGGTCGAAGTATTCTTGTTTGTACGGGTAGCGAATCTCGAGCGACTCGAGCGTCCCGTCCGTGGAGAACTTGGGCTCGCACCACTTGGACCGGGTGTGCTCAACACTCAACTTGCCGTTGCGCACCGACACAAGCGCCACCGCCGTGCCGCACGTCATTGCGTCGGCGAGAAGCTTGCGGGACACCGTCTTCAGTCGCGCTTGGCGCAACACTTGGCGAACCAAGTAGTCAAGCGCCTCGCTCGACTCTTCGTCTAGGCCGGTCTCATTGTCGTCGTCTGCGTCGTCGGCTTCGTCGTCTTGCGGTCGTGACGTGATGGTCGGAAAGCGCTCGTTGCCAAGCACAAGACTCACGTGGCTATCAATGGCAATGCGGGCGGCCGGGTAGACCACGCACGGCGCGCGGTCGAGCGTCGGCGTGGAAGACTCTTTCATCCACGGGGCGAGGCCCTCGTATTGGGTGCCGGAAACGTAACGCTCAAGACGATCGAGTCGCTTGAAGCGGGGCGTCAGGTTCGCCCGTATGGTGCGCTCGAGGTCGTTGCTCACTTAGCCCAGATGTTGACCGTGATGGCCGCTCCGGCTGAGGTGCTCGCGCCCGCTACGCAAAGGACACGCATCTGCGTGCCCCACGGGCCGCCGACGTGTGTGCCTGCCGAGAGGGCGGGGGAAGTGCCCTTGCCCACGGTGCTGATCGTGTTCTGCGCCACGTCGCTTGTGACGCGGTACTTGACCGCCGCTGCGCCCGCAGCCAGTTGCGTGAACGCCGTGTAGTCATACCAAGTCGTCCCGTCGTCGGGAGACCACTGCAAGTAGACGTTGAGCGTGCCGCCCGTAGCGCCCACGAGCTCGGCCACAATGTGCAGTTGCGTGGCGTTCGCGAATACCGGTCCGGCGGCGATCTGCGTAAGGGCGGCAGTGCCGGCGGCAGCGGGCGACGTGCCCGTGATGGTGAAAAGCTTACCCATAAGTGAATTCCGTATCGCCGTACTCGATGCGCTTGCGTTCGGGACCGCCGAAGCGGTTTAGAATTGCGTAACGCAACGCGTCCATGGCGTGGTTATTGCGGTCTTGGATGTCTTCCAGAACGCGCTCTTTGTTGCGCGGGTCGCGCTTGCGTCGGTAAAGACCGAACTCGCGAATGGTGTTTTCACACCGGGGGTCAACGTACAGCCTCGCGTGTTGGTGCTCGCCCTGGCTCCGAATCACAAGCCGGTCAGCGACGGCGCCAACCCCGTCCGCGATTGAGTTGTCGACCTCTTGAATGCGTGCGCCAAGTCGGCGCCAATCGTCGATTGCGCCCGGTCTCGACGGGTCGGGGTACCACTTCGCGTTGGGGTACTTACGGACCCAAGCTTGCACTTGGTCCCGCCACCATTGGTCGCTCTCGCCCGACTTGTAGACTTCTTCAATGACGTGGGCCGTAGCCTCGTGGCCACTACCTTGCACGCCAACCGCAAGAAGCACGCCGGGGTCTTCCCAACCGTGGTCCGCGCCTACGAGAATCTCCGCGTAGCGCTTGGGTGGCAGTGCGGGGCGTATGTGGAACGCCTCCGAGAACATCGAGTAGACAAGGCCTTCTGCGCTGTCAAAGTCGCAGAGCCACTCGCGCTTGAATATCTCGGGCGCCATCTTGCGCCGTGTCGACTCGAGGTACTCGGGGTCGACAATCAGCGGGGCGTCGTAACCGGTAGCGTGGAAACTGTAGTGGTTCGGCTCGCTCTTGGGCCACAGCGCGTGTGCTCTCCAAAGCAGACCGTACCGTCCTCGTCGTGGCGTCCCGGCTATCAGTACCTTCTTCAGCGAGAATGGTTCCGAAAACCAAGGCTGCACGACCGAGTCGTAAAGCTCGGGGTCTATGTCGTCGGCTTCGTCGAGAGCCGCAAAGTCGCAGCGAATACCGCGAATGCCGCGGTCGCCGTTTTCCGCGGTGACAATTTGAATCCAGGACCCACCGGGGAACGAAACCTTGTGGTGGTTCTGATTGAACTTACCGCCGAGGAAGCTCCACTGGCCTTCCAACTCGGCTTGTATGAGGTTGCTATGTACCTTCCGCGCTTGCTCGAGCGTAGGCATCAAGAGCACGATGCGGATGCCGGGCTCTTTGGCTCCGGGAATAACGCGGCCGTCCCATTCGGCGACGTCCATATAGAACATCTGCCGCATGAACCAGCTCTTACCGAGCCCGCGGCCCCACGGTGTGCAGACCGTACTACGCGGTTTTAGTGCTAGGTGCGCCCGCGTCTGCGCCAGGCACCTGCTCAGGTCGAGTGTCGGCATGGACTATTTGAATGACCGGGCGCTGCGACTCGTCTGCCGCGGCTCTCTGAGCGTCGAAGTCGCGTCGGCGCCAATCCTCGTGGAAGCGTCGCTCGAGAATCCAAGCGTAGGCCTGCCAATTGCCTTTGATCTTCCCCGCGGCGATGGCTTGAATCATCTTCAGGAAGTGCTCTTCGGCCTCGCCGGTCGCCTTCTCGACGGCCTGGTAGAAAGCCTCGTAGGCTTCCATCCCGTCGCGACCCTTAGTCAGCCACTTGTAGTAGGTAGACTTAGGCACGCCGGCTTGGCGGCACGCTGCGTTGACTGACACCCCGTTACGGAGCGCCGTTGTAATCTTGAGACTGATCTCGGGCGTCAACCCGGGCGTTCTCGCCATTCATTCAACCTAAGAGTTTCTCGGCCTGCGACCTGTCCATCGCCGGACCTACGTACTCGAACACCGCGCATGGCCGTGCGCCTATCGCCTTGGCCGTGCCGTCTCGTACGCCGCTGATGGTCGACTTTGACCGCGTGACGTTTATAAGCCCCGGCTTCTTGTGCAGCCGCCAATGCTTCGACTTGTCGAAGGAGCGGATCAGCGATGGGTGCGCGGGGTATGTATGCAGTCGCTTGTTTATGCCGCGATAAGCGGCGCCCAATTGGTCAACCAAGACCATTGCTAGCCCGAGTCCCTGCCAGTCTGGCAACGTCACGAGCCTAGAAACACCCATGATGTCGCGGACCCTCGGATGGACCCGGTGCAACGTGCCGGCGAATGCAGCCAGATGACCGTTCGCGCTAAGACAGAAGCAGCGCGCACCGCGCGCCAGGTCCGCGTTCAGATAGTGATACGGAGCGAAGACGCGCCATGCATCGTAAGAGACGCGGCCGATGCTGCACTCGATTGAGGGGCGCCGTTGAAGTAACCTCCGCGTGAAGGACATCGTAGAGACGTCCAACACCCAGTCGGGTTGCAACCAGTCAACCACGTCATAGTGACAGGTTACTGCGACGAACTTGCGACCGTTGCGGCGTACGTACTTTTGGACCGCGTGCGATCCGATTTGCGCCACCTGTCGGTCCACAACGCTTGTGAACTCGTCGACCACGATCGGATCGGGCAGCTCAAGAATGCGCCGAGCAAGGTCGACGCGAAACTTCTCACCGTTGCTCAACACCGCGTAGGGGCGGAGCCATGCCGGGATGGTATTGAAACCGACGGTGGAGCAGGCTTCCGTGATCTGAGCCACGCTCAGGTCAGAGCCAAAGTCATCCACGACACTGGACGCGCCCCAAGGGAGCTCCACGAAGTCGCCGAACACGTTCTTAGCAATGGTGCTTTTCCCACTGCCCGACGGACCCACGATAAGGCCAACGTTCCAGTCGCCGGCCTCAATAGGTAGCTCGCCCTTCCACTCCAGCGCGCTCTTCTCTACCGCGGGAACGTCGAACATGGCAGAAACCTGCCTGGCCCTGACGCTGTTGGAAACGTGGGTGCTAACCGCTATGTCTATCTTCATGTAATCAAAGGCTTGCAGCGAAGCCCATCGGCCTCCAACTGCGCCAACATCTGCGCTTGGTGCTCTTCGCTATCGCACTCGACGACCACGCTGTACTTCAACCCGCCAAGCTCCGGTAGCGCCTCTTCGAGCTCGCCCGGGTTCAGCATCTTGTCCAGCTCGTCGCGTGTGAAGCCCGTGCCGTTCAGGAGGTCTTCCGCCTGCAACTGATTCAGCACCGCACCGAGCATCTCGTCGTCCCACTCTGCAATCTCAGCCGTCTTGTTGTCGGCGATTGCGAGAATGTGGGCTTCGGCGGGGTCTAAGTCCAGGAACCGCACCGGAACGCGTGTCAGCCCGAGTGACTGCGCCGCTGCATAACGCGTGTGTCCTGCAATAATCTCGTTATCAGCAGACCGGGCTAATATCGGAGAGCCGAACCCGAAACGCTTGATACTTGCAGCTACTTTCGCAACCGCGTTCTCATTCTTACGTGGGTTATTCGCCCACGGTTTGAGTTGCGCAATGTCGACCCAAACCGCCGCGGACTCGTTTTTTACGAGGTCTCCCATGTCATGATCCAAAATGTCCACTCTTCTTCGAGCTCTCGTGCCAGCTGCTCTCGCAACTCTTCAATGCTCATTAGCTGCCTTGTACGCCTCAACGTCCTTGGGCTGTATGGTCGGCGCGATGTCTTTGAACATCTCTGTCATCACCGACGGCGGGCTTGCGTGTTGCAGCCGCAACGCGTGCCCGACTTCGTGCATCGTCAGTTGTCGCCAGCGTGCGCCGTGCGAGTTCGTGTAACCCGCATCCATGCAAATGTAGCTCATGCCGCGGTATTCGTTGTGCACCCCGACGAACTTGCGCGGCCCAAGAGGACCTGACCAGCAATCTGCGTCGGCGCCGTCCACGTTCCGCATAATAACGATGTCGCCCACGCGGTTGTTGAGGTCCAGGATTGTCGTGTGGGGTTGTTCGCTCATCACGAACGAAAGGTTACCCACCGCATCCTCCCAAGCAGTTAGGCCGTCGCGAATGCCGTTCATTTCGTGCGCGAGGAAGTTCGCGTCCACGTTCACATACAGCGTGCGGTTGCGATGAAACTCACTCGTCGACGCGCAGCCGCTACCGCCACAAAGGATAAGACAGAGCAATAACCAGCGCATTCAAAGCCAAAAGCCAAAACAAGGCGTAAAGAGCCGAACCCTCATCCACGGCGGTGCGCCCATACGAGAAGGGCCGCCAGTCCCGCGAAGCAGGTGACTCCCGCAGTAATGACCACTTGGGCCAAGTCGGCATTGCTCATGACGAACAGCGAAGCGGCCTCGCGCCCCATGCCCGTGCGGTGTTCTGATGTTTACGCCGGAGGGAGCGAACCAGCGCTAGCGGTGCGGCGACGCGGTGTTACCGGGTCAAGCCGCGCAGTGCCGCCGCGCGAGGTGCTCTATAATGATGCTCCTAATATTTAGGAGCTAGCGCGCCCGTTCGTCGCTTTTTACAAGATAATCAATAGCTAAGTCGCTCGAGCCGTCGCGGCTATGGATTAGCTCGCGCACGTCCACATACCAGTGGTGTCCGATCTTCTTTGCCGGCCACTTGCCCGTGCGGCACCACGTTTGGACCGTCTTGAGGGCGAACCCGTATTGCTCCGCAAGCGTGGACGCTCGCACGAACCGCCCGGAGAGAATGCCGGTCATGCCCGCACCAAGATAGCCGGGCGCCCCCGTCGACGTGTTGCACGCCGTTGCTCGTTCCACAACTCCACCCACCGGTTTGCGATGATGATGGCGTCCGCGTGAAGCTCCAACGCGCGCCGTCGTGCTGCCTTTGCCTTGCCCACGCGGAAGGCCTGAGTTGCGTCCACTTCGTCATGCAGAAGGGCGGGGAAGTGCGCTGGGGCAATGCTGCGCAGGTAGCTATAAACCTCGACGAGTGCGCGCTCTTCGCCAAGCCCGGAGCGGCGCTCTTGGTACGCGCGAAGGATGCCGACGACGATCACGCCAACCGGTAGCCCTACGCGCTTCGCGAGCTTCTCTATAGTCGGGGTCGTGCGGCAGAACGTTGCTCGGTCCACACCGAAAAGACCGTCAATGCAGCGGTAAAGGTCCGCGTCCTCTAAGAGCCGGTCGTGTTGTGCGTCCCTTAGACGGTGCGGGTCGGGAGGGTTGTGCACTCCGTCCCGGAGTCGGTCAAGTTGGGGTCCAAGTGTCGAGGGTGTCACGGTCCGCGCTACGAGCGCGTCCAATACAGCGTTGATGTCTGGCATAAGTAAGTAACATGAGTGTGACGCTTGCTATTATAGTGTCAACAATTACCGGTCAGCCGGTCACGCGTTGTCATTACAGTAGCAATCTCGCTCTTCGTCGCCGTCTTGCTCGGCGCGCCAATCCGCACCGGCTTCGCGCTCGCAAAGCTCAGAGCAATAGCTACCGGCGACCCCTTCCACACCGCACCAACTGCAACACTTCATCGCGCCCTCTGCGGTTTCACGGTCTCGCGCATATCGGCCGGGGGCGCCTTAGGCGCGGGAGCCGCCGAGACACTCAAAGAGGCGACGTAGGCTTCGAACGAGAGTAGCGTTTCGCGAGGCATCATCATGCTTCTATTATGAACTGTAGCTACAGTTCCGCAATAGAGGCCGGACAAATAGGTGCGACAATCGTCTAACTACGCAAGACCACAACCAAAAGCCAATGCCCGCACGCGCATAGGGTGTAACGCTCGAGCAGTCTCAACCGTCACGACGTTGACGGCGCATCCTCGTCGTCGCAGAGGTCGCAACAACCCATGTCGCCGAGGGGATGACCGCAACCGGCGCACTGTGTCACCTTCGTGTGCTCTCCGCGCGTAGCTCGCGAATGAGGGCGGGAACTGTATTCCAGACATCTGAGTCCATAATCCCGTCGTCGTCATTAGCGCGCCAGTCCCGCTGCAACTTCTCTAGGTCGATCACTTCTTGCTCTCCGTATGCCGCCCATTCCCAATGTGCGCGATCGCGGCCTGTAGCTCCACGCCGACCATGTTCACGTAGCCCGGGGAGACACGGTGCTTGTCCACGAGGCTGATCAAGTAGCGGATCACCGCTGCGCGCTCGTCGGCCGCGGACTTGGTTAGGCGGGTCATAGCCCGCACCTCTTGAGAAACTTCTGCCGTTCGAAACGATTCATCCTGTCCAACATGAGTCGCCCATCCAAATGGTCAACCTCGTGAAACGCGCATTGTGCGTACTCGCCACTCAACTTGTGAGTCCGTAGCGTGCCGTCTGTATCCAAGCTTTGTAGTACAAGCCCGCGTGGTGACGCTACGTATTCTTGAGCACCGGGGAACGACAAGCACGCCTCGAGGCGGCGTTCCGTCTCAGCCGTTTGGCCCAAGATCACTGGGTTGATGTGCACGTCCGCCCCGTCTGGGCCCATCATGGCGAAAACGCGCTTGGACCACCCAATTTGGGTGGCAGCGAGGCCCTTGGCCTTGTTCACGAGCATGATATCCACGAGTTTCATGCACATATCGCGAATGCCAGAGACCTCCGCGGGCAAGACCGGGTCCGCGACCTCCCGCAATAGCGGGTTGGGGTAGGTCAGGACCTTCATCCGCCCTTGACCCGCATGACTTTTACGGTTTTGGGGTCCCATTGTTCGGGCAATAGCCGGTAGCCGTCGCGAATGACCTCGTAGGCAATATCCGGGTAGTCGTATTGCGCCGCGGTTACGCGTTCGTCTCCCCACCCGAATCCGGTCCAATAGAGATCAGCCGAAACGTCTTTGATAACGTAGTACATGCCCCGACTCTACTTCACACTATTGGGCCGTCCAGCCACACCGGCAGGGGCGGTAACCGGTAGTTCGCCACGTGTGGCCGCGAATGCATTGCCAAGTCGTGGCTTGCTCGTTGGGGTCGTGTTCGTGTCGGTCCTCGGCCTCGTCGTAATAGGGTTGCCAAGGTAGGAACGTCGTCGGGCCCGTATGCAACACCGTGGCGTCACTACCGCAGACCGCGCACGTACGTACGGGGCGCCGCGGGTGGTCGTGGTCTGGTACCCGCAGGGGCTTCACTTCCGCCTCTTCACGGTGGGGCACACCCGGGGAATCACGAAGGCTTCGAACCGTTCCCCGTCGCCCGCGCCAGGGCGGTTCAAGAGAGCTTTCTGGAGTGAGCCGTTGTCAAACCCAAGGGGGATGGCCGGGCCCGTTAGCGTGGCAGTCACGCCGTCGGGGGCGTATTGGCCACCCGACTGACCGCACTCGCACGTCCGGGTCTTGTAAGTTAGCGAAACTACGTCGCGGCAGATGGGGCAGTAGATTAGTTTCATGTCGAAGCGCGGTGTCCGGCCGTTGGTGTCAACTGTAGCGACAGTCCCGTGATCCACCTTGATCCACCTCTGATCCACCTCAAAAACGGCATATTCCTGAATCCTTTCAAGGCGATCACCACCTGATCCACCTTTTTTGCGTTTTCGAACACTTTCCAGAAAAAATATTAATTTCTATTAAATGTTAAATAATCGCACTTAAGGTGGTGAGGTGGATCATCGTTATGATATGAAAGGGTTATTCGTGATCCACCTTGGCAGTTCTGATCCACCTCGAGGTGGATCAACGAATTCGCTAGTGGTTTCATAGAGTAAAGCCTTTTTGACCCCATTTTAGGCATCCTAAGTATGCGAAACCTGGTTAAGCCGCTTTTCGCTTTAGGACCGCAAGTGTGTCCAAAAGCTCCGAAATGGAGTGCAAATGGAGTGCAAACCACGGCGGAACGACGACAACGGCCAAAGGCAAAGTGGCTCGCTAACCTTATTCTTGGTGCCTTCGTTCACCCCGTCCCAAACTCGCCCGGGTCGCCCTCTAACTAGTTCGTCTTGCAGACGGCTCATCAAGTCCCACCGAAGCACCCAACGGTCTTCAAAGCCCGGGTCCTTGTGGGCGAAGAACAAAACACCGGTCTCAGACTGTCGATTACAGACGGCTATGTAGTCATCGAAGTGGCGCTTGTTACACCCCGTCTCGAGGAAGTGTTGTCCGCTAAGGCGTATGGCGAGGTCTCCTGTGGAGTACCTGTCCTTGAACTTGCAATCAATACGCGCGTTGAGAGACGGGATGTAGATGTCGGGCAGCGCCCGCCTAACCCCGTCTAAATCAACGTAGTAGCCCGCGCTCGTCGACGTAGCACGGTGGGCGTCGTGGACGCCGTATATGGTTTGAAACACCTCGACGGTGAGGTCTTCGAATGCCTCTCCTCGAGCGCGATTGTTGGGAATGCGTTCGATTTCTAGACATCGCTCGTGGAACCATCCCTCTCTAGATGCGGGACTTGGCGACGGCATGCCACTTCTCCTCGAGTTCGCACCCCACGAAAGAGCGACCGCAAGCAACGGCGGCAACGCCGGTGGAACCGCTTCCCATGAATGGGTCGAAGACGGTCTCGCCTTTGGCGGTGCTTTGCTCAATGAGCACGGTGAGAAGCTCGACGGGCTTCTCCGCGCTATGGGTGCTCTCGCGTGAGCGGCGAACCTCGAATACGTCTCCCATGGCCTTGGTGAGCGGTCTTGCGCTGCCCTTGACGCGGCAGAACCACACATATTCGTGTTTGCTGGCGTAGTTCTGGTTTAGATCCGCCATCGTATAGTGATCTTTTACCCAGATGAGGGGGTTGGCTTGCACGTCGAAGTGCTTGGCAAGGACCTCCTTGGTTTTCCACGCGCCGTCGTAGCCGGCGAAGACGTATAGGTGAGCGTCTGCGGTGAGCTTTGGGACCAACGCGGCGCAAAGGTTGTCGAGGAGGTCGAACGCGCCCGCGCCGTCGTTGTAGTCCTTGGACCCTCGGCGTGTGTTGTGAACCTCGAGGCCGTAGGGTGGATCGGTCACGACGCAAGAGATGGAGTCGTCTTCGAGGGTTCGAGTAAGCATGACGCAGTCGCCTTGGAGGAGCTTGACGCCTTGGGGGAGGTCCTTCGGCGCCGCGGAGCGTTCGGCTTCGCGCAATCGGCTGATAGCTTGCTTGGCATTGGATGCCTCTTTGGACACCACCATGCGCGTAGCCTCTTGTCGCTTCGCTGCGTCCGCCACCTTGGCTAGAGCGCTAGCGTCTGAGACCTTTAGTTGGTTCGTGTCGGCCAGGTCGAACACCTCGGGCGCCTTTTCTTGAACCGACTTCATGACGGCGGTGGAAGTGCGGCCAGCGCCGGCTTCCTTTGCAGCCTTGACCGTGCTTCTTTGCGTGTTGTCTCGTTTGGCGAGGATAGGTTCCGGATCGGTTGGTACTATTTCAGTACCAAGCGATCGGGCAGTTTCAGATTTCTTGTCGCCACCTGCCAGGCGCTGAGCCTCCCTGCCTTCCTCTTCGTATATGGGAATGAGCTTGACGGCGAGACAGGCCTTTTGGGCAGGCGTGAGGTGCCTGCGTTTGAGGTTTAGCGACAGGACCCATGTGGTAGGCGAGCCGTCCTCCTCCCACTGCACGAAGCGCGGCGTAACGCCCGCCTCCTGACAAGCCCTAAACCTATTACGACCGTCCAGGATCAAACCCTTGTGGATCACGATCGGGACCTTCAACCCGTGCTCGCGTATGTCGTCGGCGAGCTCGGTCAATTCGGGACCATCGAGTAGCGGGAACAAGTTTGCGGCGGGGTGAAACTGCATGGCCTCTATTGTAAACTCCACTATTTGCCTGAAAAGTAATACCGGCGGACTCTGCGGTTAGGATCGTCGGGTAATTGCTCGGGCTCTCCTCGAGAGAACCCCAACGACCTAAGAACTTCGCCAATGCGCATTTGGTCGCCCTTGGTCATCTTGGCGACGTCAATCTTCAAGACACGTTCCAAGACGTCCGTCCCAAGTAGTCCCGCCGCGACAGTTTTCGAGTTCAGCGGGTCGGCGACCCACTTAGAAACAACGTCTTCCCAAGGGTCCGTGTGCATGCGTTCGCTTTGCGCTTCTTGGCACATGCGTTGAAACGCGGGCGTGTCGACGTGCCAACGTTCGCCGGTGCGGTACCGCACAACGACTTCGGCCCATATCTGGTCTCGGTCCCGACGTATTGCGGCAACGTCACAAGCGCCGAGACACGTAACCGGCCAAAAACGACGGTTGCCCGTGGTGTCTTTGAGGTATTGCGTTTCGTTGGTGGTCCCGGCGAAGACACACTGACGCGGAATGGTTACGCGCCGACGGCCGTACGAAGGGCGGTACTCGTCGACTTGGTTCGTGATGAACTTCTTGACCTTGTTGATCTCAGACCTGTTTAGGCTGTCCAACTCGGCCCATTCAACGATCCATTTGCCTTTGAGGTTTTGGCGGGCGTCTTTGTCGCCGATGTCTAAGTCGCCGTCGAAGAACCACTCCGCGCCGGTAAGCGCCTTTAGGCCCGTGCTTTTGCCTTCCCCCTGACGTTTGCCTTCGAGCACTACGAGGCAGTCGACTTGACACCCGGGCTCCATGACGCGCGCAACGGCTGAGATGAGCCAACGACTTCCAACGCCCCGCGTGTAGGGCGAGTCCTCGGCGTTGAAGTAAGTGTGAAAGAACTTGTCGACTCGAGGAACGCTGTCCCACTTCAGCGTTTCGAGGTAGTCGCGGATGGGGTGGAAGCCGTCTTGCTTTGAGACAACGTCAACGGCTCGCTGTACGTCAGCAACACCAAAGTCGACGCCGTAGTGGAGTCGGCACCACACCTGCGTCCGCGCGTCGTCGGTGTCCGTCCATTCGCGTTCCTCGTCCGCGGGTTGCAACGGCGTCCCCGACATCATGACGGCGTCGGAAAAACGGTTGTAGCGAATGCGCCCGGCCCAACGCTTGTCAGCTGAGAGAATACGGACGCAGTTGTAGAGAATGGCCTCCGGTACGCCCTTCTTCTTGTTCAGAATGAGCTCGTCGGCCATGACGCGTTCGTCACTCTCGACGGGGGCGGCAACCTCGGCCCCGGCGGCAAGGCTTGGGCGCACGGGATACTTCTTCCGCGCCGTGGCAACGGCCTCCGCGGGCAACGCACCCACGACGTCGGCCCACTTCCGGTGCGAGCAGTGCCCGTGCTGACAATTGAACCCACCGCTATTGGAACCCACCGCGGGGGGAAGGATGGCGGTGCTGCTATCCTGGCCGCGGCCGCGTGAGTCGCTATGCAGGTGAGCCCACGGGCACTTTACGGCCCACTTGCCTTCATCCAACTCGACGCCGAGCATGCCGGCTTGTGAGAAAGCCTCGCCGAGGAACGAGTCGCGAGCAGTGGCGCCGCTAAGCTCGGGCTTGCCGCGCATCTTGCCGACGTTTTCAGTGATCCAATGTGGCGCGTTGGCAATCTGTACGGCACCGAACGCCGCAGACTTGTCCCACGTGTAGTGACCGCCGCTTGCGTGTCCGGACGGCTCCACGAGGGCGTACTTACCGCCGCCCTGTAGGTCCAAACCGCTGCCGAGCACGCGTGCTGTTGGCTTGGCGGCAGTGGCAAAGAGGTAGTGTGTGCCTCCGCCGCCGGTCAGTTGCGTGGGTGTGACGGGAAGGGGACCTTGCTCGGCAATGATGCCCCGGAGCGTCTCGTCGCCTCCGTTGCGAGGGTCGACGTCGAGAACGCAAAGGTAGCGGCCGTCCGTCAACTCGTGACCGGTTGCGATCGCCCAGTTGCCGCCGACATTGGCGCGGACCCACGACTCTATGGTCACTCGGTCCGTGGAAGCGTCCTTGACCCCGTGTCGGGTACGCGGGTGCTTTCCCTTGCCCCGTGTGCACGTGGCGCCTTGCGGGCACATGCATTCGCCTTGCGGCGTGATGCCCCAAATGGGGAGCACGGGAATGCCCTCGGCGGCATAAGAAAGAAGACGCGAGAGCACACTATCCACGGCCGGCTCTGTCATCGGCACACCTCCAAAACCTTGCGTTTCAAGTCGTCGAGCGAGCCATCGTTCACAATGACCAGGTCGCAATCCTCGTCTCGAACGCTGGTTTCACTTGCGTGCGCGCCGGCTTCACCGGAGAGCCCGGCACCCGGTCGCACGACGCGCCACACGACACCGCCAGCGGCACGAATGGCGGCAAGCTCGTTCGGGTAGCGTGTGTCCGGGATGACAACGCCGGCAAACGACGTCGGCGAGTCCGAATAGCAGCACCCATCTTGGGGGGTATAATTGTGTCCCCGACCTTGTAACCAATCTCGAGCCTTCAATGCCTGTCTAACCCATATGTCTGCGTGTAGTGACCTGGCCCATTCTGTTCCCAGCGTTTGCAACGCATGCCGTGGCGTCAGGTATATGTCCGAGTTCTTTCGTGCGAACTCGCCGTAGTACTCCAAAGCAGCACGGTCGTATGCCAAGGCCGCCGCTGCTTCGTCGTCAAACCGTCCGAGGTTTATCGTCTTGTAGTTGATCGCAATTTTCGCAGACCATTTCTTTCGAGAAGAGTCGTAAGAAACGCCCTTGAATAACGATGACCCGCGACGCCGTTTCTGTTCGTTGGCGTGGTTCTGAGATTGTGAACATATGCGAAGGTTGCTGCGCCTATTGTCAAGACCGTCGCAGTTGACGTGGTCGATAACGAGGGAGGGGTCTTCGTTCCGGAGAATTAGTTGGTGGAGCTTTAGCGAAGATGTCGTTTCACGCACATACTCCGTGCGATGCGTGTCAGTTCGGCGCTTGAGGCACCAAGACTTGCTAGAAACCAAAGCAAGATCGCATTCGTCAATCAGAGTGCGCCCTCCACCGCCGATCGGGAACCAGACGGCGTCTAACGGTTTCTCCGGGTATTGGAACCGAAGCGGTCGTGGGTAACTTGTGTCCGGGGTATTGCGTAAGTGAGATGGCCCCCAAAGTTGCTCATGCGACCACCCAAACCAATCCGCACACGCTCTCTTGAGAGGGTCGGCAAGGGCCACCCGGCAAAACTGTCTTTCGCTAACAAGGATGGACGCAACGGCATCCTTCCCACTCCCCGCAAGCCCCGAAACCCCGATCAAACGCATCTCAGGACTATGCGTCACACTATTTGCGCCGGGAAGCACTACACGTCCCCCCTGATCATGCGGCACAATATGTCCAGCTCGTTACGGTTTGATGAGGTCGCGTAGATCAAATTCTCGACACAAAGAATGAAACTCGTCGTAACAATGTCCACGAATGCGCCAGAAGAGGCACGAGCCTTGTCTATGTTCACGCGCGTTGTCACAGCCCAGTTGCGTTGAGTGATGTTCAGGTGAACCGGGTCTCGTTCGACTACGAACTCCGCCGACTGGTAGACCAACGCGGGCCGGGTGAAAAACGTGTCAAGAGCGGAAACCGCCAGAGCGAATGCGTCGCGCTCTGATTGGTTTACGGCCTCCATGCACATGAGCCCGGCAATGCTGTATTGCCACCCGTCGGGGGTGCGCTTGAGGTTGCGGGTGCTCTCGTACGCGACCCAGGTGTCAATCTCGGTCGCGCACGACGTCATGCCGTTCCAATCAATGACGACGCTCGGAACGGTCTGGTCGCTCTTGACCGTGATCAGACAATGCACGCCCGAGTAAATGACGTCCTCAGTGGCGGGGAGCTTCTTCTCTTGCTTCGGCTGCCAACGGCCGCACAACTCCCAACCGTCCTTTGGCGTCGCCTCGAGCATCCATTGCGGGCCAAAGAGCCACGCCGCGACGTCGGCATTGCTTGCGCCCGCCTCATACATTGCTTTGACCTTGTCCTCGGGTTTCATGTTGCTACCTCGTCAACCAATAGAATCGGGTTAGGAACGCGTCTTTCGCTTCGGTGGGGCTCATGGGGTTGGTTAGAACCATCTCCGCCGGCGGGTACAGCAAGCGTTCCCACGCCGTACCGTGCGGCGACATGAGGTCCCGGGCCTCCGTCGCGACCATTACCTCGTCGGCCCATCGAACTTGGTCGGGCATCTCGTTGGGCAATCCGAACCGGATGCACACCGATCGCATGATGTCCGCCTCGTGCTCGCGATAAGCTGTAAAAGCTGCACTACGTTTGAGAGGCGTCGGTATGTCGCAGATAAACGCTTCGCTTGCGTCGTGAAGAAGTCCCCAAAGTGCATATGGCCTCGCTACAAGTGTGCTCACGTGAACGGAGTGCTCGGCCACGCTGTAAAACGCCTTACAGTGACCGTTGAACCGACATTGCATGCTCAACGAGTGCGCAATGTCCTCGATGGTGATGTCGGACGGCCAAAGGTTGAACGGGTCAACCATGCGGCCCGAATAGGTCATGATGTGACTGCCGCTCATACGGCCATCCTTCGGCGGTACACGCCTGCGGTCGGGTCGTAGGCCTCGAGACGTTGCTTTTCCTGTTCGGTGAGCACGTACCCGCTACACGCGCGGCTCAACCACTTCGCGGCGCGTTCCTTTTGGTTGTCGCCGGTGATGATGGTGCTTTTGCGAATGCCGCCGATCATTGCCACGACGATCGTGACGCCCAAGAGCTCGACTACTTCATATTGCATTTGCGCTCCCATACGCGGCCTTGAATCTTGCCCGCCGCTGCCCTCAGAACCTCAGCCTTGAAGATGTATTGCGAGAAGCGGTGCATGGATGCGTCGGTCTCGCAGAGCGACTTGCTTGCAGCTCGTTCGGCCTTCCACGCCTCTTCGAGGAGGTAGCTAACCGCGTGCTCCAGATCTTCAGTCATGGGAGTACTCCTCCACGGCGAAACCATTGCGTGTGGCAGTCACAAGTGAGTGATCGCCGAAGCAAGCGAGGAAGATGCTTTCGTCGATCTCTTCGAGCTTCTTCACCGCGGCTCGAATGTGCGCGGGCAGTTGAAAGCCGTAGGTGCTGAAGAAGCCGTCGTCGTAGTCAGAGTCAGCGCACTCGACATCGCGAAGCCGGACATTCATGCCGTGAACCGCGAACTCGCACGGTGAGCCGTCGTTGAAATAGGGCGTGTATTGCCGCCAGCGAACGGCCTCCACTTCGGGGAGCGAATCAAAGAAGCTTGTAAACTCCTCCTTGAACGCGGCGATCGCTTCCTTTCGTAGCGTGTCCTCGTAGGCCTCTTTCAGGTCCATGATTCTTTGCAAACGTGCATTCATTGACTCGGTCTCCTTTCAGTCGATGGGGATAAAGCGTGTGCGAGTGACCGGGCCGCCCATCCACGGCGCCAGTTGCATGTGGTTCAAGTAGTCTTGAACGGAAGGAATGCGCCCCAAGTCCTCGATGACATGCTCTTCGGCGATGTCGCGGACCTGGACGGTTCGGCCGTCGGAGTTTTCGAAGTAGACGCCGAACACCTTCTCGACGATGAAGATGCCAAAGGCAGAATGGAGAATGGCGCGGTGCCGCACGTCGGCCACGGTCGCCTTGCTCGAGTCAATGAAGTCGTGGATAGGGAGGTAGTCCTCGACCTGTCCGCCGTGCTTCTTGACGCTGTTTCGTGCGTGTCGGTAGGGCTTCACTGCCCAAGACAGTAAGCACGGTCCGATCAGTCGCTAGAAATACCGCTATGCAAAAAGTGCGGAGCGAGCTTAGTCAGGACTGTCAACGCAGTGCGTACATCCTGCGCAGCGGCCTCGTCGACAATAGCCATGGCTTCTTCGACACTTCTGGCGACTCCCGCAACGCCACCAAAGCGGCGAATGGTCGCAAGCCAGGCGTCTTGCTCGGGAGTGGTCTTGCCTTCGGGTGTCTTGACTTCGATGGCGAATAGTCTTCCGGAGGGAGCAACAATGCCGACGAGGTCCGCGGAGCCGACGCCAAGGCCGTATGTCAACCAGGCGCCGCGAGAGTCCTTGTAGCGGCCAACGTTGTTACGAAATACACGGGTGCTCGCACTACGCGCGCTCAACACCGCCTGGATGGACTTCATTATTTGCTGTTCGCGCATGTGTTCCTCACCTGCTCTTTGGTGTGTGCAGTGCGTCGTGTTCGGACCAGCCTAGATATAGGCGAGACTTGACGGTGCTATATGGTATGCCGCGTCGTTCGGCCGCTTCGACTAGCGATAGGCGTTCCCCGTCCAAAGTTACGTAACGGGTACTGCGACGGTTGCGACAATTGGGAGATCGCAACGACCAACGGACATTTCCCGGCTCGTAGTGCCCATTGTTATCTATTCTGTCTATCTCGTGCAGTGGGGAGGGGCGCGGACCTACATGGTTGATAAAGGAGGAAAAGTCGCGTGCCCACTCTTCGCATATGCGAATGCCACGACCTCCGTAGTCAGCCCACGCTTGGGATTGAGGATTTAGACATCGCTGCTTGATGTTGGTCCACACGGTGTATTCGGGCGCGTGTCTCCACCCGTGGCGAAACGAGCGTTGTCGGGCTCGCTCTGCTCTTCGTGCTCTTTCTTCGGCCGAGAAGTTCATTCTTGGCATGCTGCTTTCCACATAGATGTGGGTGGGTCTTCTGCATAAACCGCACGGTACTTGTGCCAAGCCGAACCGGGTTTATGACCTCGGTCTTTGGCGGCCTTCACCCAGCGCCGCAAGGTCTCGAGTCGCTGAGCCGCGTTCTCGCGTCGCTTGGCTTCGAACCGCACAAGCTTCTCGTTGAGGACCCCGGGGATCTTCAACTCCTGAACAAGACCGCAATCGAGACAGGGGCCGGGACCTTCGCGAAGCGCGCCGCACACCTGACAGAACGACTCGGGAGCGGCCTCGAGTGCAGCACGCCGGATGCCTATTCCTTCGAGTGAATATTCGCGGTCTTCCTCGGGCGGACCGTGCTTGTGAGTTACGCCGTGAAGGTCGAGGAGCCAGGCTTGTTTCTTACCGGGGGCGGAGCGCATGACACGCCCCACCATCTGAATGTAAAGACTGACCGAGCCGCAGTTGCGGGCGAGGATGCACACCTCGGTTGACGGGTCGTCGTAGCCTTCGGTTAGAACGCCGCAGTTGACGAGGACTTGGATCTTACCGTCGCGGAAGGCTTGCAACGTGGTGCGGCGAAGCTTTCGGTTGTCGGTGCCGGTGACGAGGTCGCACGGGATGCCAGCTTTGAGGAATTGATCCATGTACTCGCGCGCAGCTTTGATGTGCGGAGCGAAGCAGATGGCTTTCTTGCCGGGCGTTGTGGAGGTGTAAGCCTCGACGGGGGACAGGGCGGCGTTCTTGCCGCGGTAGCCGCTTGGGGCGAGCACTTCGCATGGGACAAGGAACCCCGCGTCAATGAGCTCGCGCGGCGTAGCGCCTACGATGAGGTCGTCGAAGAGTTCGCCAAGGCCTTGCCCGTCCGCGCGCGAGGGGGTTGCCGTGAGGCCTATGCCGATGCGCTTTTGCGCCTTGTAGCGTTTGGGGAGCTCAGTCCATGCGGTCTCCAAGGCAAGATGGTGGCATTCGTCCATGACGAGCATGGTCGCTTCTGGGAAGTTCTCCCGAGCCATCAGGGTTTGAATGCTCGCGACTTGCACGGGGTGCTCGGGGTTGCGTGGCCGCACATTGCCGGCGTGAATGCACCCGACTGGCAAGCCGAGATGTGAAAGCGCGTCGACGGCTTGGCTAACGAGCTCCTCACGATGGGCGAGCCACAACACCCGGCCGCCAAGCTTTACATGCACCGTCGCCAGCTCTCCGCCGAGTCTGGTCTTGCCGGCACCGGTCGGCATGACAACCAACGGCCAACGCCTGCCCGCGCGGATGGCATCACGCACGGCCGCAAAGGTACGGACTTGATGCGGCCTAAGGCTCACAACCAAAGACCCGTGTAGTACTTTGCGAACAGGTCGAGCCCGACTTGTATCTCGTCAAAGGAGCCCGTGGGATAGTCACCACACACGAGCTCAAAAGAGCGGATCATCTTCGCAAGTGCCGCTTGCCATTCTTCGGGTGTGAGCGTGCCGACGTAGGACGTACGCCCCTCACACTCGGCAAACGCTCGCAATCTTGGCAAGACGAATTGCGCAATGCAGATGTCGAGGTCCCAAATGTCGTCATCGCCGTAACCGCGGACCGCGCGTTGTATGGCGTTGCGGAGCCTCATTAGGCTGACTCCTTCATGGGGCCGAAGAGCGGCAATACCTCCGCGGTGGCACGCTTCGACTTCTTCTGCGGCGTGAGCTGGCGAAGAAACGCCTCACCTTCTGCAGGGTTTATCAGCGCAAGTGCCCGCCGGACAATCGTCGAGCCTCCGCGAGGGCCCTTACGAGAAACGAGCGCGACTGCGTGCACGATGAGTGCCTCGAGTGCTTCTTCTATGGATCTGCCTTTTCTGACGTTGTTCCAAGCTGTCGTAGTTAGAACAACGTTGTCGGCCTCATACCCGCGCGAATTGTCGATGCGATCGGGGCTAGCGGTTCCGGGCTTGTTGGGTGCGAATTCCAACACGACATAAGTATAAAAACACTGCCCGTTCTGCTTCGCGCATAGCTCTTCTATGAACGCGGGTGTGAGTGCAAACGTTTCCGCGGGAAACCCCTTCTCGATGTGTCTCTTGCGGGCGTGGTTGCTAAGTCTCTGTATAAAAACTTCTTTCTGGGCATGGCGCGCGAGCAACGTGTCCTTGTTCTTGGCGTAGTGCTTGGCTTTTTGCGCAAGCACCTTGTCCTTGTTCTTGGCGCGGTACTGGGCGTTTCGCGCAAGCACCTTGTCCTTGTTCTTGGCGCGGTACTGGGCGTTTTGCGCAAGCACCTTGTCCTTGTTCTTGGCGTAGTGCTGGGCGTTGTACGCCTTCTGGGCTGCACGCCGACTGGCTTGTTCTTGCGCCCACCCTTCGGGGTCAGCTGCCTTGCGCGCCTTAGTCCAAACCCGTTGACCCTTCTTAGGCATTGAACGCCTCCATGCCGAGAATGAACGACGACAACCAAAGCCCTATGATCCCAAGGCAAACGCACGCGAGCCGCGGCATGTCGAGTGGGTATGCGGCTAATGTGATTAGAGCGATCGACCCGAATTGCGTGGCTCGAGAAAGCGACATGCACGGAACGTAAGACGTTGCATGAATGTGTCTAGATGCCATGGATCGAAAGTTGAGCCGATACCTTAGCGGGCTTCGCTAATAGCCATTCGCGCCAATCGACAGACGGGAATGCTCCCGACAAGAGCCGTTGCGTGGGTGGATAAACCAACTTGTTCCAAAGGTAACGACGGTCGGAGTCACCGGCGTAATCAGCCAGTGGAATAGCTTCCAGCTTCGCCCCTCCGCCGTTCGTCACGACGTAGTCAATGCGGGTGCCTTCCGTGACCTCTTCACCGCGTGAGCCCATGACCTTGGCGACCTTCACGTGGACGGTTTCCACGGCGTAGTCTTCGGGCGCTTTGCTCAACGCCTTGCTCATGCGGATGTCTTCGACTGGTAGCTCGTCCTGCATGACGTGGTTGCGGGTGCGGAGCACGAGGCGCTGATAGGCGGTCACATCCTCGACGCCCGCGCAAAGCAGGTCGATCACTTCCATCTGAAGGCGCCGGGCCATTCGGCTCGTGTCGCCGCGTTTGACCTCTATACCTTTGATCTCCGGTTTCGAGTCCGCAACGGCGCTCTTTCCCTCATAATGCAGGTATTTCCCGACGTAGCGCTTGGCCACGCTTTCGCCATTCTGGCCGACGGGGAACACCAAACGGTCGAAGGCTTTCTCGTAGGAGAGTTTGACGAAGTTCTCTTTGCACCCGCACTCGGCAAGAAGCCGTGGGTACAGGTCCACGTTGCACCACTTGACGAACGAGGCGAACTCTCCGACCGAGCACCCCGCGACGAAGACGCTATCCGTGTCGCCATAGATGGCTCGCCAGCCGCGTTCCTCGGCGGCCTTGATGGTCTCTTTGATCAACCATTGACCGTTGCCGGTCACGCTCTCGGCGATGTCGCGGTCGTAGAAGCGCGAGTAGACGGAGCCCATGACGCCGTAAAAGCTATTCGCCGCGACCTTGTAGGCGGTGCTCTTGCGGTCGGCGTCCTTCCATTCCGGGGTTCCCGGGGGCGCGGCGTTCTTTCGCTTCTTCCACTCCGTGCGCTTGTCAATGAGCTCCGCAAGCGCGGCGGGCAGCATCCCGGTGCGGTCTTGAGCGAATTGCACCTTATTGCTTGGCGACGTGCATCCCGGTTTGCCCTTGGTCTCCGGCGACATGTTCCACGTGCGAATGATGGACGGGTAGAGGCTTGCGAAGTCGCACACGTGCACGTTGCGTGTGATCCCATTCACCCGCGGCATCATGACGAATGCGCCGGCATACTTGTCGCCGAGCTCCGCGACGAAGGGCTTGGTTTTGAAGTGCGTGCCGCGTTTGCGAGCCATGCGAAGCATGTACGCGTCGACTTGCGCCGTAGGCTTTAGCCCGTGTGAGTCGGGAAACACATGGGTGACCTCGCACAAGGTTTGGAACAAGTCGGCGTAGCCCGTCTTATTCTCGAGTTTGCGCAGTAAGTCGGTGTCTTGAAGGTTGTACCGGACCAAGCACTTACGACACGCGGCGCATGTGCCGCTGCTACACGGCGTCGTGTTGCGCCACGCTTCGTAGGTCTTGCTACCGTCAAAGTCGTCTTTTCCTTCGCCGAGCAGTGCCATGCATATGCTCTGAAGCTTCATGGATTGCTTTTCGTCGCCCGACTCTGACGCCGTGTTCATTCGCTTGAACAACGCAAGGTGGTCGAGGAGGAGCAACCGACGCGGCCATGCAACGGCGTTGCGCTTCGCAATAGCTTTCAAGACGGGGAAGTCGAAGCCGTCGCCGTTCCACGCGAGTACTTGGTCAAACGGGTCCAAGCGTTCGAGGAGTCGCCGAAGGCATTCCCGTTCGTCGCCGTCGCTGGCTTCGGCCCACGAATTTCCGTTTTCGGAAACAACGGCCCAACTCAGGAGGTTCGTCTCTTCTTTGCGGGAGAACGGTACGCGACTATCCGTTTCGATGTCGAGGTAGCAACGCTTCGGGCGTTGGATCTCAATATCGTAGTCGGCCATGATGCGCCGAACCGGGGACAGGTCCGCTTCGTATGTGGGCACCGTGGCGTTGTTCTCGAGCCAAGCCTTGCGGCTGTCATAGTCGCGCCACTTGATCTTCCAGAAGTCTCCGGCGGCATAGTAGTCAAGCCCGTTGGGCATGTCGTCAGAGCAATGAATAAAGCCCGTGTATTCGCAAGGCGGGTTCTTTATGCGTAGCGTTCCCGTCTCGTCGCGGTAGGACAAGTGGCAAGCGTTACGTTCAATCCAACCCGCGATTGCTTTCATTCGATAACAATGGTGCCAATGGCTTGGGTGTTTATGGTCAAGAGATAGTGCTTGGGCCCGAGGTAGAGCCAGCGGCTAAGACAGTGCTCAACGCGCATAGACTTTAGGCGGCGTCTCTTGCGGCGTAATCTCGCAAGGCGCCTTCGGCGTGGTCGCATATAGCGAGTGTCTTATACGCTACGAGACTGTCAACGCATTCAGGGCGGTCTCTATTGTGACCGGCGCGAAATCCCAAACATCCACGCCACAATTGACCATGCGTTCCCGAGTCTTCCACTTCTCGTGCACGTGGCCGTGCAACAAGACTTCGCCCCTGTCCTTGGGTCGAAACTGGGAATAGCGTTCAACCCGCGAAGAATCACCGGAGTAGGGTAGGTGACACATTCGAATGTCGCCTAACCAGACCTCTTCGTAGACGCCCGCAAAGCCGTGCATGAGATACGCTCGCACGGCCTTCTCGTGTTTCTTGTGACACGGGTGGCACTTGTCGTGGTTGCCGGATACGAGGAAGTGCTTTCCGTTGAGGCGCCGAAGCACTGAGGGCACGAGTCGCTCGTCGAGGGCGAAGTCGCCGAGGTGGTAAACCTCGTCCTCGTAGCTCACGACGGCGTTGTGCCGTTGCACGAGCTCCGTGTGCATGTGGTGTAAATCTCGAAAGGGCCTTTTGCAGAATGCGATAATGTTCCCGTGCCCGTAGTGCTCGTCAGATGTAACGAAGCGTTTCACGCGCGCTCTAGGTCTGCCGAGTAGTTGATGGTCGGCTTCTTGTTGTCGGCCCAAATGACGCTCACGAACCGAACCGGGTCCAGGGTTGTCGAGCCCGGCACGACGACGCCGAGCGTCTCTTGCCGGTCGATCCGTCGGACCGTGTCGCCGATGACAAACGTCTTCACCTCACGCCGCGCAGGCGCGTCTCGTCGAACCTTCATTTTTCGCCCTCCCGCTCACCAACGTGTGCACGACTTCCCATTCGTTGCTCTGCACGAACTCACTTCCCGACCGCCTCTCCGATGCGACACGCGAGGCACACTTCGCAGTCGGGCC